TCAAAACGAACTCCATGTTGCCATTCCGCAGATGCCGTCAGCCGCCAATCCATGTGCTTTCTGCCATTCTACCAGCTTAGCTTTTGTACCAGCACCAAAGATGCCATCTACCTTCAAGCCTAAATGCCGCTGCAATACGGTCACAGCATAAGACACGCCACCGGTGCAATCCTTAGATCCCTGACGAATCGTGGGCATGATTTTACTCACGACCTGATATGCAGTACCACTTTTACTGACCCAGCGACTATGAGTCTCACGCACATCAACATGAACAAAGCCACCCGTCACCTGTGCTCGACTATAATAGCCAATACCGCCATGCTTCTGGAAGTAAGGGAGTGAGGCTACGTATAGCGCAATACGAATTGGGTCAACACCGTTGATGTGAATATCCGCTGCTGTACCAAGACAATGCTGACTGCGAGAACTGCCCCCGATTGAAATGTTATATGCAGGAGTACGGTAGGCAGAACTAATCAGAACCGGCTTGCCGAAGTGGTCTCGAATCTGCTGCAGAGTCTCTACCAGCTCGGTTGCCACCTTGAATTCATCGCTCCGGTCATTGCAAGCAAACTCATAAGCGCAGAAGTTCTTGGACAGCTTCTTGTTCCAGTCCTTCTTCATAGAATATGTAATAATGCTCATAGAGCTACACCTTCAATCCTTCTTGAGTTCTGCATTGATCTTCTCGTTTTGGATATCCATCTCCTTGACTGCGGCCTCAATCATCATCTCGATAGTAGGAGTAATCTTGACATTCATCTTCTCCAATGCGGCAATAACATACTTCTTCTTGTCAGCTTTCTTGATTGCGCCGGTGACGCCCAACTTCTCAGCGGCACGCACAGCCATCTGGACGATCTTGTACATACCGATCTGCTTCAAGTAGGGGATGCCATAGGTCATAAATGCAGTGCCAGCAACAGTGATAACCAGTTTCACAATAACAGAGACGATCTCATTAACAATACTTGCCATAGTAATACCTCCTGTTTTGAATAAAAAATAAAGCCCGGCACACACGTACCGAGCTATGTATTAAACGTCTTTTAAATTTTGTCCGTCAATTAGATAGCTTTCAAGAGCAGCCTTAGCTTCCTTCATGGGGTCGATAGCATTACCATCAATACCGTGACTAAGCAGAGCCAGCAGAGCTTTCATCATAACATTGATACCATGTTCACTCTTATTCACACGCTGCTCTACGCCAGCGATTTTTCGTCCATGGTCTTCAACTACGATGTCCTGTTCCTTCTGGTGCTCTTCAATGGACAAAAGCTTGGAGCGATATAAATCCAAAGTCTCTTTATCATTCTTGAGCTTGCGGTCGATATCTTCCAAATGTTTGTCGTGTTCAATCAACTTCAGGTTCTGTTTCGTGTCGGGCTCTTTTGCCTTCTTGATTGCATTTACAATAACGACGACAGCAGCTGAAATAGCCGTAATACCACCAGCAATACTTAGAATCATTTGCCAAAGCTGTTCTATTGTAAAGCTGATAACACCCGGAGTATGAGTTGGTGCGGCAGTCAACAAACCAATCATTTTATCACCTCGATTCTGTATTGACAAAAATTATACACTGTGATATTTTAAATTCAGTCATATCCGTCGAGCAGATATGACGAACTTCTCCATCGAGCTCCTGAGCCGCCATCTCGGGAGCTTCTTTTTATTTCCAATAGTATCGAGGTTTTTCTTCACCAAACAGAATATGCCGAATCCAGTCATCCGCGAAGATACAAGCCATTGCAAGGAAAAACCATAGCACAGTAAATGGCAGACAGATTTGACCAAGCAGATTGAATGGCAGGGAAGAGTAGTCCCAGATGTGTAATCCCATCATCAGATTCAATGGAATACCGACAACAAGCTCCATACCAGTCACAAATAACGCACCGACAAGACCCTGTTCCCACATGGGCATTTCCCACGGAATATAATTGTTCAGCCCACCGATGACCACAAAACAAATGCCACCCACTACAGCCATAGTCCAGTGTGAGTGACCTCGCCATAAAATCTCGATGCAATAATAAAGCTCCCCTCCTATCAAAAAGAGAAGCGCACATTTCAATAATTCTTTATACTTCTTTACGATTTTACTCATTCAGCGACCTCCTTCTGCCCGATGGTCTCAAGATATTGCTTCAGAACAGGGTCGTAGTTGATTTCGATTGCATCCAGCTCTTCCATTGTAGTACAAGCCTTGATAGCCAGCTCCAATTCCTGCTGACGCGATACAAAGGGTTTTACATATGTACCGATTGCCAGTGCAAGTGCAGCCAGTTCTTTGTAAGCCCATTCTACACATTCGTCGCCGGTTGAATTCCATGTCAGCTTGAACGGTTGCCCGGCGGATGCAGAAATTTGATACAGCGCCAAATTCGAAGTCAACAATGCCTGTTTTTCACTGGTAACACTGTAGTACTTTCCATCGGACCATTGAAGCGGATGCGAGGCTAGATATGCGGAGAGAGCAGTCTTAGACTCAGAAATTTTATTGTTTTTGATTGGTTCCAAACTTTGTTCTTCACTTGGAACAGTTCCGTCCGATACGACTTCGTAGCAATCTTCTTGTTCCTTAACAGTCCACAATTCTTCACCCGGTTTTGCTGCGGCATTGTGATTACTCAGTTCTTCAACCATTGATGAATACAACTCACACTCTTCTGTCGTAATTATTGGTTTAGATATCTGATATCCAATTTTTATTTTTTGATTCAATTGTATTCACCTCATTTCCATCGACCAATTGCAATATAAGAGTTTTCATATCCACTCCATTCAACACCAACTGTAAAACCAGTAGTCGTTCTATTATTTATGTTCAACCAACAATAGCCGCCACTAAAGGCTATAGCATAATTTATATCAGCAAACGGAAGTAAGAAAGTTCTGTTTTGAGCGCTTTTCATTGTAAACCAGCAAATCTGTATTCCGTTACCAAAACGAACTGCACCAAAATAACCATCGGTAGTAACCTTTGTTTGGAAATCGACAGTACCATTTCCAGCCGTCGTAGCATAATTCACATTAAAATTGCTCGGATTATATACATACATATCACCAGAGTCATTGCCGCCCCATAGCCATGTGGGTTGACCATCCTGACCAGACCAGTGGAACTTCATATATTTATCATCATTATTCAAACACTGGGCATTTGTAGCTGATCCCGCACTCGTGGCAAACTTCACATTCTTATTCTTGTCCGCAGTATTATCCACGTTACCCAGTCCAACCTCGGCTTTTGTATAAGTAGGTTTTGTAGCTGCTTTAGCCCATGCATATACATCACTTGCAGGCATAGAACTTGGAAAGTCCGTTATTTGGGACTTTTTGTGCGTATGTGAAATAGGTGCTTTACCATCAACTAATGCTTTTAAAGCTTTGCCTTGTGCAGCACTAAGGCTCTGATCTGTACTATCACTTGTCAAATTATTCTGGATTCCGCGCCATGTGTTTGTATCAGTAAACTTAGCATCCGCTGGGACACTCTTAGCGATTGTGTATCCAATTGCAACGGGCTTACCACCAGAGAAGTAGACGGGTTGATTATTAGAACCAGCATTAGAGGAAAGTTTTGTAGCTGTTGTAGCGTTTGCTGCATTCGTTGCGTTCGTGGCATTTGTAGCGTTCGTGGCGTTGCCCGCACTATTGGCATAATTAACAGACTGACTGCCGATAGTAGCACTTGTAATGATAGTACCGGCTTGGGCGGGGAGATAGACTTGAGAAGTCTCGTTTTTGCCAGCATTATACTTCGCGTCAGTTGAATAATTGAAAATTAGACTCTCATTGCCGCCAAGGTTACCCATAGTCCAGTAACCGTTCTTTGTCGCCATAGCAGCAACGGCACCATAAGAACTATCACCCGCATAGCTACTCTTTACTGCAGCGCGGTCCCTATCACCAATCCAAGACCCACCAGTGGATTTTGTAATTTGACCACTCATCGTGCCACCGATAAGAGGTAGATAATTCCCCAATCCAATCCAACTCTTCAGCACGTCCTTAGACACATCTTTGATTTTTGTACCATTGTCTGTATAGCCTGCAATATGAGTTAAATTTTCTGAAGTCAGCCCAGCGCCAGCGAAACCAATCTTGATAGTTCTATTAGCGTCATTGTAGTCTTTTACACCATTAGATGTTGTCGCGCTATCGGCATTTGTAATTGACCCTTCAATTTTATCTTTCATTCTTCGCATATTATCATCTCCTTTATATCAACCGTCTGAATTTAAATGTTAATGTATCTGTGCCGGACGCGGCCACCTTACAAGCGATTTGGAGATGAAGTCCGCCATTACCATACGCTCTTCGTGAAGTTCGCAGATAAATCGCGTTACTATTATCTGCGTGCCCTGCGTTATGTAAGAATATTTCGGAATAATTATCGCTGTTTGTCTCACTAGCATACCACGTCATAATTCCAGAATAGATTTCGCTATATAGACTCGTGTAACTCGAATTAAACCCGCTTACTTGAACCACGTAAGTTCCAGTTTCCAGATTGTTTCCGGCGATACCAGTGTCTTGCCAATCTGTGGTTAGCTTAATCTGCTTTTGAATACTAATAACACGACTAAAATCATCAAGCTTAGTTTTATCAGTAGAAGACATAAGGCCATTTGATGATGCGGTTGCTACACCATATGTTGTATCTGTGAATTTAGCGTTAGCTGGGACATCGATATTAACAGTGTGATTATTTACCTTAGAAGCATTACCGGCACTTGTAGCATACTTAACAGATTTATTTGCATCGGCCGTGTTGTCTACGTTACCAAGCCCGATATTGCTTTTCGTAATGTTGACCGTTTTTGCAGCACTACCATCGTAAATAGCGGCAGTTGTGCCGTTAGTTTGAATCGTCAGAGCGGTCGGATTTTTAAGCGAAGCAGGGAAGTCGGTGATCTGTGATTTGGTATGTGTATGGGATTTTGCAGAATATACGGCGTCGGCTTTGCTCTTAATATAATTCCACAATGCGCTTATAGGACGGCGATGGTATGTTGTTGTAGTTGCCCCGCCACCGGCATACTGCGATATATAAAAATCATTATCGGACGGTGTGGAGGAGTTAGTCGTAAGTTGAGTGTTAATCATTTCGTTTAGGTTGAGCCACGATTGAAGAACTCCTCTATCGACGTCTTTGATCACCGTCTGGTTGCCGTCTTTTGCATAACCAGCAATGTGAGTCAGCTTGTCCTTTGTTAAACCAGCACCACCAAATCCAATTTTAATTGTAGAACCGTTTGAATCACCATAATCTACAACGCCGGTAGAACTACCATTGAATCTTGTCGCAGTCACCTGAGCAGGAAAGTGTACGTTTTGATTTGCGTCCCAATTATAAATATGGTCTTTTTCCATCATATTATTTGGTACACCCCATGCGCTTGGTCCGTACATACGAATATCCATTACGCTAACAGAACCTTTGCCATCTGCTTTATTCTTGAACGTAAAGCGATAAGCATAAGCATTGCTTGTTTGCGTTGAGCCACCGCCAAAAGTTCCACCACTAAATCTAATTTCATTTGGACCACTCCAACCAGAAATTGGAACGTCTGTGCGAACGTCTGTAAAAGTTTCTTTAGCGCCAATAGTAGAACGTGAAATATTCACGGTTGCTGATGTACCAGCAACAGACACCCAAAGATAAAGCATGTTTACAGACGCATATCTGTCAACCGGTGTGACCGTGATTCTAAGCTGATCTTTTATTGTACACTCGTCTGCTTTTGTATGCTTGCCAGTATAAAATGAAGCAGCAGAACCCATCCGCATTGCAAATAATGATGCTTTTTGATCGTCAGTGGCTCCATAATCAATCCATGTAGCGCCACCGTCAACAGAATATTCTACTTTAATACCTGATGCCGGTAAAAATGCAAGGCGGTTTGCGCGTAAAACATCAATGTGGGCAGATTCAATAGGACCAGCACAACCGGAATAGTTCACATTGCCGCCATAAATTTCCGAAGTTGGATGGGTATGATCTGCGATAGCAAACTGGTTTTTATTGACAGCCCTCAGCTCATATCCATTCCAGCCTGCAAGCCAACTGTAATCTCCATAATTCATACCGCTTTTTGAGTAGGCAAATGTAGTAGGTTTATTACTTCCAATATCATTCACATTTTTATGCGTATGGTCTGTATTGCTTTTCCCGGAGAGTTTTGTGTTCATCTCACTTTCAGTATAATACCTATCATCATGTGTATGTCCGCTCGCTGCGTAGCTACCTTTTGGTTGATATACCCCGTCTGCCTTGCTCTTGATATATGTCCACAACGTACTGATTGGACGACGATAATAAGAAGCTGTTTTGCCATCATTATGTTGGCTGATAAAAACAGTTGCATCATTAGGGACGCCATCGGCAGTGCTCAGTTTATTGATAAGTCCGTTCGCTCCAGCCTCAGTATTATCCACTTTACCACTGAGTTTGCTATTTATCTCAGCTTCAGTATAGTACCTATCATCATGGTTATGCGCTTCAACAGGGAATGTCGTCGGCTTATCTTTCACATTTTCCCACGCCACACTATTTGCACTGTCTGCTGTTCCGGCAGTGGTTGCCCGCTTAACTGTTTTATCAGCATCTGCAGTATTGTCTACCTTGCCCAGCCCAACCTCAGCCTTAGTGTAACTCGGCTTTGTTGCCGCCTTTGCCCACGGATACACATCACTTGCAGGCATCGAGGTAGGGAAGTCAGTGATATCTGCTTTTCCGTGTTTGTGGTTTTTCGCTGCAAAGAAATCCTGCGCCTTTGTTTTGATGTATTCCCAAATCACTACTAGCTTACGCCGGTAATAATGCGGCTGCGTAATGTCTGTATCCTGTGTGATAATCTCCACATCATCATTCAAGGAGGTCGAACTTCCGGCAGGTAGCTTTGCGATAGATTCATCTAAATCAATGGTTTTGTCATTCAGCAGTGTCCAATTACCACCCAAGAACACATATAGTTTATCAGGCTTCAAGTAATAAAGTTTTTCGGCCAGAGGAGCCAATGGTAAGTCGCTCACAACCTCTAAATCGCTTCCGATTTTTACGCGAGCCGTAGCAGTGTCTCGATAGGCGTTTCCCGTGTCAAGGCAAACAATAAGCTGTCCATCAATTACAGGAGTCGAATCGAGCTGAGATTGCGCAATTTCGCGCAGAGATAATTTTGACATCAGAAAACTCCTTTTCGATAAAAATAACCCCACACTCTATTACAGAGTGCAGGGATTCATATTAGATTGTTATGTCTCAGCGCTTGCACCGGTATCATCAATCGGTTTCCAAGTCAGAGCCTTCTCAACCACCTTCACGCGTCCATCCATTGCAGTATTCAAACCGTCTGAATAGGTCTTAGCCCCAGCGAGAGCAGCGTCAGCCTTCTTAGTAGCATCCGCAGCAGCGGCAGAAATTACTTCTGATTTCGCAGCAGTCAATTCATCCTGAGACACCTTTGCATTCCAAGCCTTGCGCTCTTCGGCGGTAATGTGCACCACAGCATCCTTGGAATGACCGTCTAGCTGGTCTTGCACCTTCTTGATCTTTGCGTCAGTCTCAGCCTTGGTATAAGCATCAGGCACAGCTACATACAAGCCATCATCTTCAATTGTGATAGAGTTATTGGCTTTTGCAGATACGCGCACAGCGACACTGATTTTATTGTCGTCAGAAACGGTCACGGTTGCAGTAGAAGTTGCAACACCAACATAAATATCAATCAGAGAGCCAACAGGAATCTTAATTACATCACCACTAGTAATGGTCAGCTCAATATTTTTATCTTTTGTATTGTAAGTTCCGCTAGTAACAACCAAGTCCTTGCCCAACGCAATCGTCAGGGTGTCGCCGCCAAAAACAGGCAGCTTGATAGTGCGAGTTTCTGCATCATAAGTAGGCTCATGAATAACACCGGTCAGGGTAGTGGTAACAGGTTCGTCACCCTTTGCTACACTCAACACACCAGCATTATAGGTAACATCTGTAACGAACTTACCTTTGATACCTTCCACCGCTGCAATCTTGGTATTAACATAGTCGACAACAGCCTTTGTGGTCGGAATATCATCATTGGTGGCATCTGCCGGGATCTGAGTAACGGTTGTTTTGTTCAGCTGCACAAACTCCACGCCATTCCAAATATGCATGGTGTAGTCTGTCATGCGGAAATAAATAATGCCCTGAACCTGACCAGCTGCGGGCAGGGAAGACACCATTTTAGTGCTCTTAGTGTACTCAGTTGTACCCTTAAACAATTGCAACGTATCGGTCGTAAAGTACAGTGTGTCCATGTCTTTTGGAGCAAGGGCATCGTACCGTGCTTTCGTGCCATACGCAAATTTTACTTGTGCCATATTTTTCCTCCTTATTAGAATTCAGTCCATTGGAAATTTGTAGATTGAGTTTGAAAAGGCTCGACGAAGAACCGACCTGACTCCGCGCTTTGCTGCACGACCCACGGTTCATATTTGTCGTCTTTGCCTCGTATCATTACGGTTTGACCTGCATAAGTCGCATCATTCTGGTTGATTGCCTCATTTGCCGCCGGAATACTATCAAAACAAAGCGTCCGAGGCGCTACCTTTTGAATAGATAAGTCGTCCCGGACGTATATGAATTCTGATGTGTCTTTTGTGATAATAAGGTCTTTGCCATCAATCAACCCAAGCGCAATCGCGGCTTCTACGTCTTTTGCGTTACCGTAACCAAGCTTCGAGTATTTGTATGCCATTCTTTTCACCTCGCTTTAAACGATGGTTAGAATGGGACAACACGCATACTACCATCTTCAGTTTCCACAGTTTCAGTTGTGATTTTAATAGCGTTACCAATGGGTTTGCCCTCGGAGGTAAGCTGAATACGATGCTCTTCATCGTAAGTGATGTTATCAGCCTTATTAGCCAGACTTGTATTGAACCGGTCAGTCATTGCCTTATTCAGAGCCTCCAGTGCGATAATACGCTGGTCGAGCGTGCTCAGTGCTTCATCAGGGATCAAATCAGACCACTTGCTGATGGGAATAATATGTACAACGCCGGGGCCAGCCTTGCGCACGCGCTGAATCGTTTGTCCTTCAGAGTCCATCTCGACATGAACAAAGGTCAGCTGGAACTCAATGTCGCCAGCCTCACTAGTCAGACCCGTATCAAAAGGCAGAAGATATTCCAACCGGTTCTTGTACAAGTCTTTTGACTTTTGTAGAATTTCAGTTTTATAGCGTTTGCTCACAGGTAAAACGTACTCCAGCATAACTGTATAGTCACTAATATCTACACCTTTATAGGTCTGATCGGCAAGAAAGTGCAAATTATCCACCAGCTTGCTCCGCTGCATGATACGTTCAGTCAGACTCGCTGTGACACTGTTGTCCTCGTTAATTAAAAAGGTATACATATCACACCTCCTTTCCGTTCACAATGTACAGGTAATCATCCAATGAGATCTTCTTGCCCTCAAGCAAGTTCTCCACAAATTTGTCCTGTACCATTCCATTCTTATAGAGTCGGTGCATACTCTCGACGAACTCAGTGAAAATCTTCTCCATCACAGTAGACCTCCTTGAATTAACGTCAACGTATAAGCATCAATAATGGCTTCAGGAGTTGTACCTCCCAAGGCCATGATTTGGTCATATTCATATTTGTCAATCGGCTCAAGCGTTACAGTGTCATATTCCGGAGATGGAATCAGGTAATAGCCTTCAACGTGCCAGATATACTTGCCGTTGCTGCTAATAATACCCTGTGCGTCATCTTCGGTGCAATTCACCATGATATCATGCTTGGGCTGATACTTTACAAACTGAAGGCGGTCAAGAGCATCGATCACTCGACCGTCTTTAAGTACCTTATAATACACTCTCAACACCTCCTTAAATGCTGAACATCACGGTTACCCCTAACTGCTCAGAGGGATAATGGAAGCCATACAGCTCACCAGTCTCCTCAATTGCATAGAAGTATCCATCATAAGTAGCAAACGGGCTGCGCAGCCAATACTTTGTTGCCTTACCCTCTGCGTTGTGCTTGACGCGAGAATCATTGCCGGTCATGTAGCTGATTGTTTGACCTTCGTAAACGTAAGGCTCGTCAATCATCGAAGAGCTTACTTCAATCGCAGATGGAATGAAGAAATAACAATCCGAAGTCACAATTTCCTTACTCTTATTTCCGGCAGAACTTGGTACTTTAACCTTCTTGATCAGCTGTTTCCAACCAATCGGTAAAGCATCAACTAGACGAGAGTCAAGATACTCACGCAGAGAAGTGCTGCCCCAACCGCCAGCATTATTTGCAGCAGAACTCAGCACCATATCTTGACCTAAAGTGTCTTTCTGCAAGAATGTCATGGAACAACGCTTGTTAGAATTATCGCTCAGGTAGTAGTTCTTAAAGCTTGCCACCTCAACAATCAAATCATCGTGTGTCCATGCGGCCAATTCGCGACAAGCAGCATCACCAAGGTCTGCGTACCAAAGCTTAGACCAATAAACCGTACCTTTAGCGTGGCGCTCATAAGCACCGTCGTCTGCTTTTGCACAACCAAACACCAGTGTGGCATTCGTCTTTGTGGAGCGGGTACGAGTAATCTTTGTGTAGCTCAGAGCAGACCCATAGATATTAGAGGAATAGACATACAGTCCGTTATCACCCTTAATATGCCTGATAACAGTCATATCGCGAGAACCTGCAGCAACACCATTTGCAGAGTCGATACCCCAAGTCATCTTGACGCCAGTTGAGTTCCACAGACGGATACCATTCATACCGTTCTGCTCAAAGCACTGCATTAAAACAGTGTTATTTGCATTTGTGACATCCATCTTGTAGTCAACAGCCAGCACAAAATCCCTGTCCTCTTCAAACAGCTTGAGATCGGTATCAATGTAGTTCTTGCCATCAAACACCTGCGGCTTACTAATAAGAACCTTTTCAGTGATGTCCTCATAAGAGAAATCGTTGCCAAGCTTGATGGAAACTTCATCCTTTGGCGTAGCAACATTCTGCTCAACTCCAACCTTGTTCATCGCATAGATTTCAACAGGACGAAGCTGACCAATCTCCTTACCATCAAAATAAGTAGAAGAATACTCGCAGCTATCATAAACAGCATTGATATCCTTATCGCCGGTGACGTAACCGCCCTTATCCCAGCCACTGAACAAGTAATACTTAAAAGCAGTTTCCTCAGAGGTATAAGTCGGAGTATCGCCGTCATACAGCACCATAGAACCATACGGAGCAACAGTTTCCTTCAACACAGCACCACGATTCATATAGCGGACAGTGTATTTGCGCACAGATTCGGTATAAGTTGCGGTAACAGTCTGATTGCTGAAAACAGTCGTAAACTCGGTGTCCCAGCCACTGAAAGTAAAATCTGTAGAAATTGTGCTTTTAGCAGTAGGTGTCGGAATTGGATTCTCCTTGCGGGTAACAGGGTCAACAGCTTTATCGCCCTTATCAATGTACTGGACATCCAACACCGTGCCATCCTTGTTCACGAACGTCCAGACAAACTGCTGAACAAGCGTGTTGTAAGTAATGTTCAAATCAGGCCATTGTGCTGTAAATTCCTCCAGCTGACGCTCGCGCATGATGGGCACATGAACACTACCCTCAATAACAGAATGGTCGGTATTATATCCGTTTTCATCCAAGCCAGTCATCTTCAACAGACGATCCAGCAGGGAAGTATCATCCAACTGCCAATCAACGCCAGTCAAACGCACACGGTTCAGGTTTGTGCACTTAGCCAGCATATCAGTCAGGTCAATTGTCGGGCACTTCTCGACAGTCAGTGTGGTGATATTCTTATAATCTGTAACCTTCAGGTCGGTCAGATAATTCAGGTTCTTAGCACTCAAACTTGCGATCGCAGGCAATTCGGCTTTTCGAATCTTGCCGCCCTTAGCAAACGCGACACCAGTAATACCAGAGCCGCCAGCATAGAACTCTTCCAGATTCGTACAGCCGGTCAGACTGATGGACTTCTTCAGGTTCGGCACATTCTGCAGGTTCAAATGCTCAAGCAGTGTGTTGTTACCAACCGCAAAATCAGTCATGTTTGTATTCTTGTAACCATCGGCGGCAGAACCAATCTTCAGGTCAGTCAACTTTACACCGTGGCTGAAATCAACATAGCCGGGGTAGAAACCAGAAATATCGCCAATGCTCTGGATGATAGAAGCGTTGTAAACATAAACTTCAGTATCATTCATGGCTGCAATCGGGCACTGAATCTCGTAAGTTTGACCGCGCTTACCACGCACCTTTACAGGGTTAGAACCATACCGCACAGAGACATAAGTGTCGGCATAGGGGACAATATGGAAAGTACCATCGGGTTTCACGCCTGTCCAGTTGGTCGGAGTATAACCACGAATGGTCATATCGTCAGAGGTACAAGTAGCACCCGTATACTTAGATGCCATGTATTTTTCCTGATATCGCTGGAACTGGCGTCTTTGGTGGCGTTTGTTACCGTGCATCATTGGCAGATAGCTGGTTGTGCCATTATCCTCATAAGTACGGAAATATTTGCGCCGCATATCCATAATCCACAACTTTTCAGGCTTTACATCTTGATAATCCTCGAACTTTTTCAAAATACGAGTAGCACTCCATGCCAAAGCACTCTCACGGTTCAGGAACATCTTTGCGAGATCATCCGCAAATAGGTCACGAATCTTACACCACAGTTTCGAGTCATGTGCATTAAACACGCTCTTTGTGCCAATGGTGTCCATATCCTCATAGCCGTAACTCAGGGTCAGACCACCCTCGTTATCGTTGCCCATTGCAGTGTCGTTATCGTAGTCAAAACAGAAATCCCAGTGCACAAGGTCAGTCGTGTGCGGGAATACGTTCTTTGCACGGTTATCGACCATAGTATGACGCTCAGTAAATAGATAGTGGAACAGGGCAGAATCCTTGATAAAGTAATTCTCAAAGTTCTTCTTGAATTCGGCATCATCTGCATTCACAACCCAGTTTTGCACGCGAATCCATGCATCTTTAGCTGCCTGAATCTCTTCCTCGGTACAATTCTTATTGATGTAACGGAACTCAAAGCTATGGTCGCCATCCCAAGTTTCCTCAGAGAAGTCGCCACTCAGGAAGCGAGTCTGTGCATCGGTGTTATTATCAATCTCAATAATAACTTCCTTGTGATTGTTCGGGTCCATACCCATTGTGTCACTATTCTTCTTTGAGTTGCCAAAATCGCCGCAAGCATAGAAATGCCACTGACCATCCTTGAAGACAGTTGCGTTTGTGGTGTCGGTCTCCTGAATAAAAACGACACAGGGATAGAATGCCATGGTGTCGCGTACCTTCGGGTTGTCCTTGCGAGCTTGACGAATGTACGGGTTGAACTCGTTAAACTCGTCTGCCAGTAGAGCATTATTTGCATTCTCAGAAGAAGCAACATTGACTTTGATGTTAAAATACTTCTCACCAACGCTGTTTTCTGTAAACGCATACTTGCTGCCAGTGCTCTCATCACCAAAGGTGAAACCACCAGAGCAGTTGATATCAATATTACGACCAGATTCACCGTATGCATTAGAACTAGTGCCCTGCCCCTTATGTGAACCAATGGCAATCCAGTTATCTTCCACGGCGCGGCCATTCTTATAAATGTGCTGAATGGTCGTGTTTGACACTTCGTTCTTCTTGCCGGTCGTAAAGGTCGGAGCAGAGATTTTGATAATGCGCAGGTCTGGGCACTTCTCAGCCAGTAGGTCAGGATTCAGTTCGCCGCTCACATCCGTAATATCATTGCGGGTGTAGCGCTCAATCATTTCCTCTGCATTCTTTGCGTCTGCAATAAAGTTGTCGAGGATCTCGTCGTCCGTCAGGTTCATCATGTAGGACTTCATGCGGTAAACAAGCACGTCACAATCAGGAGAACCAATCGTAATGCCTACCGGAGAAGCCTGTGTAAAGTTGTCGCTTGCGTCATACAGCTCAACACGACAGGGAATACCATCCAACCATAGAACCATTTCCTTGTACTGACTGTCTGGCAGAATATTAAATTCAAATTCCATAAAGTCGTCTTCACAAGTTGGTAGGTCGATGCTATTCTGCTCACTGGTCAATGTGACCTTCTGCGCCTGAATATTCAAACCGATACCACCGTTCAAGCAGGTCAGTGCCGTAGCATCGTAGTTCTTGACATTCGTAGTCTTAAACACAAGTTTAAAGTTCTTACCCAACTTCTTTGCGTCATCACCAAACAACTTATAACTGATATTTGCAGTTGTACCAGCCTTCACACAGAAGTAGGTATCACCATCTTCGTCCAGCTGATAGCCACCGTTAGACCAGTCAAAATTATCGCTTACAGTCATCCTTGTATTGCCATCAGACCACAAGCGGGTCTCGTCAGCGTTAGTCTTGCCAGCAGGGTTAAAATCAAAAGCCAGATTTGTCTTAACGGGCTCAATCGTAATACCAAGCTCTTTGATCTCGACACTAATCTCCTTGCTCACGGAGCCACATGCGATTTTCAACGTATGAGTGCCAATATCAGCGGATTTCCATGTCCATGTCTGCATGGTACGTCCGACAGTCAGAGTGGCAGCCTTAGCACCATCAACCTCAAGAGTTACAGTGGTTGTAGAGCTGGAAGGGTCATAAACGGTATAGTTGATTGCAACGTTGCTGTACTGTTTTGCACTTGCTGTCTTTGTGGCGCAGCTGATAATAGGAGTTGTATTGCCTTCAGTTACCCACATGATATCTTTGACAACCTTATTGCTGGTGACCTGTTTCCCATTGATTTCAGCAGTCATAGAAACTTCTACCAAATGTGCGCCGTGGGTCTGTGCAGGAATAGCATAAGTCAGCTGTCTGCCGGTAACGCTGCTTGTGGTAGAGCCAAGAATCTTTCCATCAATCGTAAAGTTGATAGTTTTTGCAATATTGCCATACGGAGTGTAGCGGAAGGTTACCTCTCCACTATAAACCAGCGTATCATCAAAAGAACTCTCCAGATAGAACTCAACAACATTGACAGTCCAAGTCTTTGTACCAACACTGCCCACGCTATCGGTCACCTGTAGCTTAACAGTATTGTCACCGCTGTGCAGATACTGGGTTGCGTCAAAGCTGTTCTTTCCCTGGATAACGGTCTGCGTGCCAACTTTTGTATTGCCGACATACCAGACGCCAGTAGCGGAACCAGTGTCATCGCCAGAATTGTCCACAGAAGAGAACTTGAAATTGATAATAGCTGAGTCACCAGCAATCACAGTTAGCGCAGAGCCATCCAGACGCTCGATCTTGATAACACTTGTACTGCCGCCAGTGCCACCGCCACCACCTTGGATGACGACCTGCGTTTTCACAGTACCATTTTCCAACAGGCTCAGCTTTGAATCCTCGTAAGTAATATCATACTCACGCCCAGAATTCGGGTCAGGCTTCACATTTTTCAACTGCTCCTGAATTTCAGAAATATCGCCATTGATAGTGTCGATACTATTCTGCAAACCGGAAGCAGTATTTTTTACCACAGTCAAATCATTTGCCACGGTCTCAACGCTGGTCTTTTCAGCCTTTGCTTCTAACAGCTTATCGGTTGCCTGTTTGTTGTAATAATCACTTTGCAAGGTCTCAGGCAAGTTACCAACGCTATCCTGCAGATTCTTTACGGCAGCATCAGTACTGGTCTTATACTCGGTCAGTTCAGTCTTAACGGGCGCAATCTTTTCATCGATTTTTGCTTCAACAGTTTTATTAAAAGCTGTCACCCAATCAGCACTCGGGTCAGTGTTCAGTGTGATGGTTTTAATAATCTTTTCGCCATTCAGGAACTTAATCGTCTGTGTTTCAGCATCATACTGCACATCAAACTTTGCTAGACCGTCAACCTTGGCGATATCATCCAGAAGCAGGGTAACAAAACCGTCAACCTCTTCCTTAGTGTAATAGTTTGCCAGTGTGTCAGCCAGACCATCTACAACAGCCTGTGCTTCTTGTGCGCTCTGTGCAGCCTGAGTTGCAGCAGTCTGTGCCTCACCAACCTTCTGGCTCATCGTAGCTAAGAACTGAGTATACCAATCGTCATCGGTCGGGTTATTCATTGCGGTGCCGGTAAGCGCTTTCAAAACATTTAGCTTTTCGTTCGGCTTTGTACGCCATAGATAATTCTTCGATTCACCGCTGTTCGGTACAGTAATTGCACCAGTCGCCATAATTTCAAACTTTAGCACACCCTCTTTGATAGTGGCATAGTTACTGACCATCCAGTAAAACCGAATCTTATCAGTACTATAGCTCACGTTGATGGGTGCGGTATAGTTCTCAGCATTATTAGCGTTAACATAGTGGATCTGAATCGTCATGCTCATCAGGTCAACACCATCATAATAACGCGGCATCTCAAACGGAATGACCTGACTGTTGTTTTCCTGTGTGATATTTACCTGAGTCGGACTCAGTGTGATTTCTTTATTGGTATCAACCGTAGAAAAATCATTGTCCGAGAAGGTATCAAACCACGTATAGTTGCCACTTCTGGTGAAATTCTGGTCTTCCACAGAGAAGGTTGCCACATCCTCATCACAATCAACCACTGGACGAGCATCTTCTATGGAAGCCTCCATCGTCATTGCGGGGCTTGCAGCGACCATACGTTTGGATTCTTCAAATGATAATGCCATCTACTCACTCCTCTCATTAAGTATCTTTCTTATTATCGATATATTTTTCTTTGAGGACATTCTCATAAGTGATATAGGGATAATACGGGTAATAGCGGCTCAATGTAACATTCATTGTGCCTTCTCCAATGTTTTTATCTATCTTTTTAATAATCCACTCAACTGCAATATCAGACTTCAGGTACTTCGCTGCATATTTTACCTTTTCATTTACGTCAAGCCACGGAATCATGTGCATACTCAATGTGATGGAATCCGTCAGCCGACAATTTTTCCATAGCGTGTATTTGCATACCGTCATGGCTGATTCATCCGAGGTATATCCGTCAAACTCACTACCCGAGCACACAAGGTTTCTTCGCCCGATTTTATCAATCGTCAACCGACTATTGTACAAGTCATCAATGCGGTTTGGGTCATTTACGACAACGTACTCAAGGTTGTCACATGCCTCCGCAATCTTGTCTGCCTCAATTTGTTTTGCGGTCGGCATTGCATCCACAAACTTCGTCATAGCATGAGACTGAGACTGACCAATAAAATAGACCCGGCTCTCAATAAGAAGAGCAGGGTCTGATATCTGGATCTCTGTATTCGTTGCTGGATTATACTTCACATACACGGTGTCATAATTTTTCGTGGATGGATTATAGATTTGTTTCGGGTAATAGCGCACCTGTGGATCACGCTGTTCTTTTTCGTATTTGCCTGTAAGTGCGTTGAACTTATATGTAAATGCACCATCAGTTGCCTGATTTAGCCAATGCTCGCCATATTTTATGACGTAATAACGGCCTTTCCTTAGTAGAGAGGTATCTTCTGGTTCGTCCTCTCCTTTTTCGTTGGTAACAGCCTTAAACAACATCATAGGTCCATACACTGCGCGCGTTGTTTCCCGATACTGTCCTGCCCCAGTCGGATTCGTTTTGATTGTCGTAACAAGGTTCTCAACACAGATTCTTGCATTTATCGCAATATCTTCTGGGCAAATAAACGAAAATCTTGTACCGTCCTGAATACTTGCTTGTTTTAATTTTAACAATAAAATAGACGCGCCGGTATCATTTGGGTTCATGTTGTAGCTCATATTCAATTTATTATCTTTAAGCAGCGTAACAACATCATTCCATTCTTTTGTTCCTTTTTTACAATACACGACCTCGCCAGTACCGTCTGGGTCATTTTTTTCAAGTTTATCCTTACAGAAATAGTCGCTGGAGTTTGATGCACCCCATACCTCTACACAGTTATGGATCTGACCGTAATCGACGCTGGCATCTTCGCTGATAACCATACTCTTAAATGTATCCTCGTCCAGAACAACGGGGTCGTCGTAGCCAGACGGAATTTCTTTACACACAAAAGTATCGTCGTCAAAATACATCTCGAAAGGGAAATAGAGGTCTCTCAACTCCGTCAAAATGTTCCAGATTGTCGTGCCAGTATTATATTCTAGGTCGTGCGGAATTCGCCGTACCCAATAGTCAACCATACTCTTTGTCAGCCCTGAAAGTTCAAATGTCTCCTTAATGGAATCACGAACATAGTGCGGCTTCTTTTTGTCATCTTCGTAGTAGTTGACCCCATCCTTAACCACGAGCTTGCGGTCATACATCGGAATGCGCGTTGCGTATCCGGTCAGTGTTCCACCAAGCGTGCCGTCAAGCAAACAGGTCATATCAAGACAAGAAAGGCTTAGTTTGTTCGTTGTAGCATCATAACTGTATCCATTTTGCTGTATTGCATATACGCCAGCGCCATACCAGTGTACACCATCTGTATCCACAAAGTTCGTGCCAGTTCGTATTTCAGCCTCACCAGAGTATAAAGCGTGATAGAAGTTATATATCTGAGTTAAACCATCTTTCAATTCCCATATCGTTCCTTGAATATCGTGCATTGAATAGCCAACAAATACACTTGTGTCATGGAAATATTTATCAAGTTCTTCTTTGGTACAGCCAGCAATCGCTGCAACATCGGCTGCAGATAATATCCTTCCTGCTGCGATACCACCCTCTACAGCAGCAATCATATTTTTTACACGTACTGTTTTCCCATAAATCATACAGTCAACACCAAAACTATCAAGTTCAAGTATTTTACTTTGTAAAGTTGAACCATCTCTTTGAACTGCATCACAAGCTGCATTGAAAATCACTTCAATATAAGACCTGATATCTGCATTCAGCAGCGGAATAACAACATCTCCTCCGCCTATCAGTAGTGGAGTGTATGCAATCTCATACGTCTTGCCATTTGTTGTATAACCATCTGAAGATGCAACAACGGTCGAATATGTTCCAACATCTCCTTGCTCTTTCACAAAAGATGCATATTTCTCTTTATTTTCATCTGTCCAAATAATACGCTTACGGTTTATATTTTCGATATTGCCATACTGTTCATAACCGCCAACCTTATATCTCCACTTTGCTTGCCTTAACTCTGTGTCCTTTTCTTTGTATATCGCACTATTTTTGATTTTTGCATCGATCTCTTCTTCTGGTATTCTTACCGCGTCCGCCCCAACAAGCGGCATACTTGTTGGAGCTTTCATACCAATCTGTAAGCGAAGCATCTTGCTCGTCCACTCCTCTGTGGAGAACTGAGAAATAGAGAATCCACTCTTCGGGAAGATATCAAGATTAAAAGTGCGCCGTGTATCTGAGTCTGCGTCAATCGAGTTAGAACCACTTAACGCAAGTCCTTCGATCGTATCAATAATCTGGTAGTCTTTATTCAGCAGTTCAATACGACAATATAATCTTTTTGACCGGCTTTTCAGTAAGGCCAGATCTTCTTCTGTAGGTAAGTAAGTCATGGCCCACCTCCTTAAATCAAACCAGCGTTCTTCATGTCATCGCTGCTATTCAAATCGCCAGTCTCTACAAAATCAAATGAGATTTCTACCTTATCCGGATGCTCATCATCTGAGTAAGAAACATTTCCATTCACATTCATCAGCCATGCGCGGCCATCGTACATCTTCAATGCTTTTGGCTTTTTGTTCGTTAGCCAATTGATAAAAGTCTCCCGATAGTCAATAGACCCATCAAAATCAAACTCATCATTGTTGCGATCCCACTTGATAATAACACCAGAGAAGTTGCCGCTATAATAATTTGCCTCACTACCATAGAATACGATGGGATACTTGCTTCCCAATGTCGTCTCCACAGACGCTTCTTGATTGCGCGTAATATTCGTGACAGCTGGCTCAAGACCAACATAATATGATATGTCTTTATCCATTAGCCATGCTCCGTCAAAATCGCTTACGGCACTTGTAGATGTGTACACTTGTTCAATTTCATCCACAACAGGAACTGCCATATACTGATACTTCGTTTTCCTGCCACGTGCGAATTTGTCATAGCATACAATCAAAATAGGCTCAACGGAACTTGTGATCTTCTTTTCATAAATCGTAATCCAGTCGTACTTGCCAACCTCTCTACGCTTTACGCGAATAGAATCAAAATTATTAGGCTCGTCCTCGTTTTTTGTAATGGTAAGCTTAATTCTGCCTTCTCTTTTTTCATTCTCTGCCACAATTTCAAGTTTCTGCAGTTGTCCGTCATACTCAATTCTGAATGCGCAAAAATCCGTGTCCAGAACATATCCGTTCACAGTTTCTCCAACTGCTCGCACATAGTACACCTTATTATTATCAAGGCTTTCTACGTTAAACGCATGTGAAATAGAGCCGTGGTATATCTCCTCATGTAACAAAGTCTTGTCTGAATCATAAAGCTGATATTTATAAAGATTCAGTGTCTCGCCCTCTTCTTCGATGTTTTTATACTCGACATTAAATGAAAAAGCGGGGAAGGGAATCGTCTTTTCAGCGCGTGCTTCCACATCAACAAACGTTAACACCGGTTTTTCATGGCAATAAAAAAGAACGGCATCGCTTAAATCACTTGTATTGCCGTTCTGATTTGTTACTGCAATTTTAAGATAGTAGGGGAGTAGTCTGTTATGTATAAGGTTCGCTGGCAACATAAACATACGCACAGAAGATGAACCACTGGTTTTCACTGTCTGGTTAACAATAATATTGCCGGAGGCGTTGTCATAGATAATATACTTCACTTCATTGATCGTGTCATCGTAACATGTGTACCGCACAATATTTTCCCGCGTAGCGTCTATCACGGAAAATTTTGAAATTATCGGTTTCGCCAATTTAACACCTCCTTATTTTACGCCATATATCTCACATGGAATAATCAAATCGTTATTTGTTGTAATGGCCGTCTCACCAGAGCTTTGTGCGTCAAAGAATGTAATTTCAGTGCAATATTTATTATTCTTTTCATATGCTTTTACATAGAACGGACGGAAAGCACTTTTTATACTTGTGTCAGAATTGTATGATACATTTGGAGTAGAATTGTCGCCAGCGCTCAAATCATAAATCATACACAGCTTCGGCGTATTCATAGTGGCGCAATGATATTCTGCACCACTCCATTCACCTGCGACTGGTTTCGACACAATAACAGAAACTTTGCTCAAATATTCGAGCACCCGTTTTGTTGCAGCACTCTCTGGATCAATCTCAACAACTTCTCTCTCTTTGTAGCCACGGAAAATAAAAATATATTCTGAATAATCGCTGTCCGCTTCAAAAGTCAACTTGTTCTCTTCGCCAACAGCAGAGTATGCATCTTTTGAATCGTTCTTCCATAATAGCTGGAAAATCTGCCCAGCCTTCAACTTGTCCACAGTAATAGTATCAGTGGTGATTTTATCCCCAGAAACTTGCGTAAGGCTGTTGTTTACAGAGGTGGAATCAAGCGCCACTTTACCATTTTTGTCAACAGATATAGCACCAGTCAAGTTAAGCTTTGTCGCCTTGATTTTTACAGTATTTGTACTCTGGTTTATCAAAGTAGCAATGTTTTTTCCAGTATAATCTGTCTTAGCCACCTTTGAATCAATGCTTTCAGTTGCTGTTTTGATGTGCTCTTCGAGCTTTTTATTTGCGTTCAGTTCTGCAGTATCCGCATACTTTTGAGCTTCAGTTTTTGTGGCACACAGTACGATGGCATTCTCGTTTTTTGAAATTTTAGATTCTGTCAGCGAAATTCTTGTATTTAGCCCGCTCATGTCCTCGTTGTATTTTTTAGTGGTTACGCGGGCTTCAATCTGCTGCTTTGTACTCTCCAAATCAGAATTATATTCCGTTTTAAAGCTTACAAGGTCACCATCTATTTTGCCAGCGGCATCCAGTGCCTCGTTTGCTTTTGTATCATCCGTGTATTTTAGCGCCACAGCCCAGTCAGTCCGACTAAAGCTTTCAGTTGTAGGACGCGCTGTCTGACATACAAGAACTTTATTATCACCAGAACTACTTGCCCAGATATCACCACGGCTATATGGGGTTGAAGGCGTTGTGAAAAAAACACGTCTTGATCCATTTGCTGTATCGTTTTCAAGGCTCGCAGCTCTCAAAACTTTCAATAAATTCTTGTCACTAAGAGCCTCCCATATAAAAGTGTCCGTCCACCTATACGCATCATCAGCCTTCATGTCATAATAAAGGTCGCCAATGTGCAGTCTCTTTGCATCCTCCGTTACCCAATTTACTGTCGGAGCTGTATCAGTAGATGGTACACCACTGTAGAACCATAAGCTGAGTTGTCCGTCTACCTGATCTTTCAGCGTTAAAAATTCACTGACATCCGTGTATTTAACAATAGTGTCAGCAAAATCTGTATCAATAATGGACAGCTGACTGCCAACCACGTTGACTTTGCTGTCCACTGTTTTCATTGTACCAATATTATCGGGGGAACATACCAGTCGCTTCATATCACCCTGCAATGCAGTCACAACCACACTCTGTCCAACCGTGTAAATCTGGTCAGAGGTAATGTTATACTGGCTTCCAAACACGGATATTGTGTATGTATTCCCACTCACCGCAGTTACCACGCCAGTCTGCGATTTGTCAAATTTTGCGTCATTGAGTTTCTTTTCAATCGTGTCTACGATGACTTTGCTCAACACGTCGATTGCATCTTGACTATTTTGTGACATCTCGTCCCTCCTTTATAAATGTATACTCGATCTCAACCTACCCAACCCACCCTGAGCCAAGTATACTTCGTATTTATTTTTGCTTATTGTACTGCTTAACGTCTATTCAGTTCCTGTACAACCTTGTTCGGCAGACGATTTACCAGCTCACGAGCCAGTGCATCGCTATCACCAACGGGATTGTTCACATTCACATCACCAATAGACAGGGAAATACCACCAGCGTCACGGCTTTGCACCATAGAAGCAGAACTATGTTTTGCCAATTGATCGCTGAACCACTTGTCTGGATTGCCGCCCATCTCAAACAGGCGAGAGGTAATATCAGCAGGAACAACACCATCGCCAGTCTCAAGATATGTATAACGTCCAGAAGCTGGCTTACGAACAATAAGTTCTGAACCTCTTTCGTCAACGTTTGCAAAATGATTCGTTTTAGAAGATTTAAGACCATTCGCATGACCACCCAAAAAGAAACCAGCAAAACCTCCCAAAAGAGTACCAATCAATGCTCCTACAGGTCCACCTACTGCCATACCCGCAGCTGCGCCCAGACCAGCACCAGTAAGAGTTGTAGCAGCCGTTTTGACTGTTTTATCTTCATTGGCGGTTGCGTCATTCTTTTTGTCTGTTTCGTCAGTTGCTTTATTCTCTTCTTTAGATACGATCTGTGTAGCGTTAATTGTGAGATTTGTTGCGCTCTTTTGTGTGTTTTCGGCAGTTTCAGAACTACTATTCGCAGTGTCTTTTGTATTCTCGGCAGTTTCTTTACTCTTACCGAAAATGTCCTTACACAGATTTACGATTCCACCAATAGGACTTATGTCCCAGAAGAACGAAGCAACGGACTTTATTGCCTTCTTACCAAAGCCATCTTCTTTATTGGACCAGATTTTCTTCTGATTCTTCATGGCCTTTGTGCCGCCATAAATACCAAGCCCGCCAGCTGCAAGAATCGGAATCGCAGCGGGCCCAGCAGCAGCCAAGGCGCTTCCAGCTGTACCAATAAGTTTTCCAGCACCAGCAAGCAACTTACCTCCGCCACTAAGTAATGTAGTTCCAACATTACCAATCCCGCCAAGAATCGTGGAACCAATCTTGCTCTTACTAACAGCATTACCGACAGCCTTAAATCCGTTTACAACTGTGGAAACAATGCCGCCGCCTTCGCCGGAACCGCCGAATAGGCTTTGAGCGCCACCTTTGATCGTGTTCCAAATATTTGTAAACGCATTGATAATTCCATTGCCAGAACTTACAACCTGTTTTGTAATATTGTTATTCGCGGTTGTTAATATGTTCTTTAATGCGGTTCCCGTTTCTGTTGCAGTATCAACGAGCGTGGTTTTGACAGCGTTGACTGCCTGCTTGGCTGCATTAACATAAGATGTGCCAGAACTTGCAGCCTTTTCGCCACCATTATTTAAGAATCCTTTTATCGTATTCCACAGACCTTTTGTGCCGAGATCTTTGTACTCACCAGTCTTAAACATGGAATACAGATTATTTAGTTTTGTTAGCGTATTTATCAGTGATTCAAGGTTTGTAATCAAATTCTGGATGCCGGTGATCGCGCTGCCAGTATTTAGACTTGCAATGATCTTATTGTGATATCCGTCCAGTGAGCCTTCCATCTGAGATAGACTCATCTTCTGGATCTGCGCAGTGTACTCAAGCTCCTTCTGGTAATCCTTCCAGCTCTTGCCGATATCATCCATGACCTCAGACAACTTGTCCTTGAACTCATTGTACTTCTTGATCTGGTCGTCAATAGCCTTTTCAGCGTCTTTATTATTCCATTCACGCTGCTTGTCGGCAAGGTCTTCGCGTGCAGTACGCACATCTTCGGCGTTTGCCTGCCACTCGTAACCATTCTCAGTGTACACACGGGTCGTGCGCTGTTGCTGGGCACGGGCGAGAGCATCTTGTGCCTTGGAAAGTTCAATAGCACGTTCGGTAGCTTCGTTATTTTCTTCCAAAGCTTCCTTTTGCTTATTCAGGGCTTCAATCCGCTTGTCAATGACTTTGCCCATAGCATCGCCCCAAATCTTGAGGTCGTTATTAGATTTGTCATTTAAAGTGGAGAGAAGGGAAAGGAAAGAGGACAGAACAGCTTTTGCATCGGATAGAGCGGACTTGAATTCCTTGATTACCTTTTCGACGCCATCCCAGTGCTTTTTCAGTTTTGTTGTAACCTGTGCGTCGGTTTCTTGAACCTCGAGAAGAGCCTTTTCCAAAGCGTCATCAAGTTCCTTTTGAACCTCGGCTTTTTGCTGGAGAGCCTCGTCTTCTGATAGATCCTTGTTAGAATCAATAGCAGACATTTTCTTTGTATATTGTGCTAAGACTTTCTGATACGTTGCAGTCTTCTTTGCAAGCGCTTTATATTCTTCTGGAGTCGGCTCACGCACATCATCAATCATTGCCTGAACTTGAATACCAATCGGACTACCTTCAAACTCTTTTGAAAACGCACTCAGTTTATCAACGTAACTTTGGCGAAGTGCCTTTACGTCGATTTTAGCGTTTCCGTCCTCATCATAAGTAAGTAGGTTAGAGAATTCTTCAGGAAGTTCCTGCAGCTTCTGCATGGTATCCTGTGTCAGTTGGCCGGTAGTATTCCACTCATCCATCGCATCTTTTAGCGTGTTCCAATTGGCTTGATATTTATCCAACTCGGTATTTACACGCTCAAGGTCAGTTCCAAGACCAACAAGATAATCACTAACAGAAATTTTGCCGCTTTCAATATTTGCCTTATCAGAACTTAACGAGTTTGCAAGTGCAGTAGCCGCTGCCCCGCCGGTTTCGTTTGCGGCTTTTATGCGCTTATCCAATTCATCAAGAGTTGCTTTCTTAAATGCCTCGGTGTTAAGATTGATGTTTCCGTTTTTGTCAACGAGATTATCCATCAAATCCTTGTTATCACCAAAGAACTTGCTCAGCTGCAAGATTGACTCTATCTTACTTTCTGTTGCATCAAGGTCACCAACACCGAATTGACTGTTCTTGATTTTCTGCTGAACATCATATAACCCAGAAAATGCGGATTTTATAGCGTCCGTCTTTTCCTTGGCTTCATCCATCGCGGTGCCGTAGCCCTTGATAGCGTCAGTCAACTGCTCAAAAGAGATGGTTTCGGAATCGACACTAGAGTTCAACCAGTCGAGAATCTTCTTCATCTCGCCAGCAGACTTGCCACCATCATTAGCCGCATTCGCTTCCTCAAGCTGCGCTCTGACAAAAGTGCGGAATTTTGCGGTGTTAAGCTCAAGTTTTCCATTTTGCTCAGTTAAGCAAGCAGTAAACTTATCATCAACACCGATTAACGACTTCATGGTGTCTGCACTAATATAGCCATACTGGTTATATTCTTTCATCGCTTTTGTTAACGTATCAAAAGCAGATGACAGGTCAGCAACAGATTTAGAAGTTGTACTAGATGATTTTCCAGCATTTTTAGAAGATGAGCCAAATCCATTCAACTGATTTGTTAATGCTCGCCCACCCTTTAAAGCGGCATTCATATTAGTGTACAGCAAAGAAAGCTGAGTATTTGTGCGAGTCGTGATTTCCTCTAGTTTTGCAGGATCTACGCCGCGTTCGCCGGCCTTCTCTACTTCGTTTGCAAACTCCTGAGCTGCACTGTATGTCGCAGTAGCCGCAGTAGCATTTTTCAAGGCAGGAAGAAGATTTTCCAGAGCAGTCTTTTCAGCCTCTGTTTTCTCTTTTAAATCATCAGTGCTTTCAGCCGTGTCATCGGCAGTAAGATTTGCGACCTCATGTTGTGCGTTAGACAGAATTGTGGCGGCAGCTTCTGCGTATTCAGCAGCAAGTAACTCGGCATAACTCTGTTTATTTATCTGGAGCTTACCATTAACAAGCTCAAGACAATTCAAATACTCGGTGTTCATCGTCAGTAAAGACTGAAGAGAATCGAGACTCATGTAGCCATACTGATTGTACTCTTCCATTGCACTGGTAGAAGCTTTATACGCAGACTGGATTTCATCCATTTTGGAAGAAATATCTTCCATCTTCTGTGCGCCAGCAGCCAATGCGTCAACACCATTTGCTGAAGATTGAGCTACAATACCAACTTGAACAAGTGCTTGAATAAACGCATTCACACCGTTTGTGTCAGCAGAGAAGTCCATGTCAGTCAGAGCTTTACGAAGATTTGCGAGAGCTTGCGCTTGCTCGTCTGATAATCCTTCGTTTGTGCCCCATAAGAGCTCGTTTAACTTACTTGCATCAAATCCATCAATCGTATTTTCCAGAGTTTGAATAGCAGAATTTACCTTGTCAAAAGTAAAACTGACGTCCATACTGTTGTTATTGTCATTCTGCCAAAAATCAACAGCTTGAAGCTTTCTACGAGCATTCGTGTTATTATTGATGGCATCAGTAGAATCATTATAAGAATCTACATCGTCACGCAAAGCGTTTTGCTCATCAAGTAAGAATTGGTAGAGGCTATGGTACGTCCCACCAGCCGCTCGCTCGGCTTCGGTAGTATTGTCAATAATATACTTTAAGGCTTTACCAACCTCGTTGTAATAGTCAACAATAGAATCCGCATCATTTAACTTGTCAGGCCCATAACCACCGAACTTGTTAAAGACATCAATGCCAGCATTTTTAATCTGGTCGCCCATATCCATTTCAGGAGCCGACCAAACAGTAAGGTAATGCGTCCGATTATTTTTCTTGGCTGTATCAACAAGCTTGTCGCCTTGAGCGTCTTTGTTTTGGGCCAACTCATAACGAGATGCCTCCAACTGCTCCGCTGTAATATCCTGAAGCAACCCAAGCTGTTCCTCATACTTGCCGTTTTGAAGGTCAAGTTTACCAAGTTTGTTTTCATCAAGCGTTCCTTGTTCTTTCGCAAGATCAAGAATCTCTGCCTGAATATCTTTTGCTTGGTCAAAGTCCTCGGTATCCCAACCAGACTTATCGCCAAGTTCTTCATATGCACTAACCAAATCCTTTAAAGAGGAAGTGGTGCTCTGCGCAGCATCGGCGGCTTCCTTGGATTTCGTGGCCGCAGTGTCAATACGCTGAGAATATTCAACAAATTTCTTTGTTATCCACGACAGTGCAAAACCAATGCCAGCGCTTAATGCGGCATTAAGTAAAATAGCTCGTGCTCGAAGCAACAACATACTGAGCGACAACTTGTTTGTTGCACCCTCGGCTCCCTCTGCTTGAACTTTACTTTGGATTAAAGCTGTGGTAAGATTACTAAGAGAAGGCCTTGCTCCGTTTGCCGCTTCTTTACACTGATTGTAAACTGCAACTAAACGCAAAAATTTCTTGATTATTGTGTCCCAAATGCTAGATGTCGTATCTGTTCCATTAGTAGAAAAGAAAGTTAATACCAATCTACTTTTATGAGGAGAAAGTTATGAAAAAGATAGGATACTGTCATTGGTGTAACAAATATGCCGATTTAAATTATGGCTTTTGCCCGTTTTGCTCAAGTCAACTGATATCAATTAGTGCATGGAATAAAATGACCAACAAAGAAAGAGAAGATTGGTTAAATAGAAATCCTAGACACAACCCTCCTAAAAAAATGTGGGGTGTTAATCTTGACTCCGCAGAAAAGGAAAACAAACAAGCTCGTGCTGAACTCGCTCAAGAAGAAGCTCGCAAACAATACATACCCAGATGTCCAACTTGCGGATGCCCTGACGTAGAACGTGTTGGCTTCGGAGAAAAAATTGTGGATACGGCTGTATGGGGCTTTCTGGCGAGAAAACCTAAATGCCAATTTAGATGTAAAAACTGCGGATATGAATGGTGATGAATTATGTCTCTTATTATTGCAATCCCTACTAAGCAGGGGATCTTCGTGTCAGGCGATTATAGACGAGAATCTAAATATACCGACAGAGACTCAAACGAAGTCATGTACACCACTCATTCTGATTTTGAGCAAAAGGTTTTCCGAACTAACAATGGTCATGCAATAGCTCTTGCTGGAAATGCAAAGTTAAACGATGGAACTTCGACTAATGATACTGTTTACAAGCTTGTTAAGAGTATCAATCGCCGCAAACTAACCATCAAACAAGAAATCGAGCTTGTAAAGAAAGACATCTCAGCTAAAACAGGAGATAATCCTGTTGCGCTTCTTATCGCTGGCTACGAGAATGGAAAACAAGTCATCTTGAAAACAGATACAAGAGAGAATAGTATTCAGGACGTTTCAAACGAAGACATTGCTGTCATCGGTGTGATGGGTGTCGCAGAAAGACTCATTCGCATAGTACCGCCGAGAGATACACTTTGCGAAATCGATGTTGTTGAGTACATCAAGTTTCTGAATAGAACGGTCGCAAAAATGCTGGAATTCTCGGACTATAACCCAATGGTAAGTGAAGACTGTGACGTTCTAGTTATCACAGAGGATAACGCCCGATGGAAAACCTCACTCAGAAGACTCGACTCTCTTAGGTAGTGGACCGTAATCAGCGTAAATTACGATTGTCCCATCTTTTTTTAGGCATGATATCCCAAAATGCGGAACGACTTCTTCGATATCTGGAAGTTGAGCCGCAAATGCTTCAATTTCTTCAAGAGTTGAAAGAGGTTTTCGCTCAAAAGTAGTAGTATCATTCATATGAAAAAACCTCCCAAGAGAACAAGCTAAAATCGAAGCCGCAAAACCTAAGTATGTTCCCAAATGCCCAACTTGTGGCTCACCAGACCTGTCCAAAATTGGCACAGCCTCCAAAGTTTTAGATGTGGCATTCTGGGGCTTCGCCAGTGGAAAAGTAAAAAAGACTTTCCACTGCAATAATTGTGGATATGAGTGGTGATAAAAGAAAAGCCCTGCCACACAAAGTAGCAGGGTAGTGGTTGTATTTAGATTTAGCGGAAAACGTATTTTGCCATTGCGGAATTTCTATCGCAATACAAAAACTCAAAACTCTTAACGCGACTCATTGGGATACAGAGGACAGAACCGGTATTTGCATTCTTTGCGGCATCATCCATATCCTTACCAGACTTTGATTTTGCAGAGCAATGATATGTTAATGTAATATACTCATCATCTGCTGTTTCTAGTTTTCCTAAAATATGAGACCCATCATCCATGTTTAGCATCATCAAATTACCATGAGAATCGATATGCCTAGTCCAAATATTGTCACTCGGCTCAACTCCAAGAATGTTGACCATTATTTTTCGAGCCCAAACAGAGTTCTTGACTTTGTAAAATGCGGCAGCGGCAAGCAACCCTAAAAGAACGTATGCCAGTACGATAGGAAAATCAACTACAACAAAAGGAAGGATTCTATCTAAGTAATCAACCGTATACTTTAATACAAAACCAACTGCGATACTTAAAATAAGATATCCCTGATATTCAATTTTCTTTAAAGACAGCTTCATATAAAACCAGACACAGATTGCGCCTGGAACAAATACATTAAACAGCGTATCAATGCTGTTGATTAGTTTTACTATTTCCGTCATCAGCGCCTCCATCTTTGCTTTTCAATCTATTATCACTATAATCTCTGAAATAAGCATTCAGCTGATTCTCTGTGGTTTCGTCCTTGCCGCCATGATACGTGTAGTCCGTAATAGAACGACCGCCAAAATTAGAAATTTCCATATTCGGCATATGCTTTTTATTATTTTCCATGATTCAACACTCCTTTTATAAGAGTGTATCACAGACTGTCGTAAAAAGCAACGCAAATTAAAACGCCCGGCCTCCCAGCAGTAGGGAAGTCGAGCTTGTTCGTTATGATAGCTGCGCCGTTGTTATTTCAGAAGTTCAGCAATTTCTTCAGCAGTCACACCATTTGCCAGCGCATTGGCAACAATATCTTCTGCCTTTTTGCGATTCAGCTCTGCCGCAATCTTTTTGTCGGCATCAGCCTTTTTCTTTTCGAGCTTGGTGATCTCTTTGTTGAGTTTTTTCAACTCTGCTTCTTTTGCTTTACGCTGGGCGTTCAGTGTAGCGATATCATCACCAATAGTTGCAATCTCCTGAGCAATGGATTCTGCGGCAGTATTCTTTTCAGCAATCTGTGCTGCGTAATCGACGCCATCGAGAACCTTTGCTTTATTCTTGCTTCCTTTAGGTCTAGCCATAATAAAACACCTCCGTATATTTTAGATACGCGATTGTACTTATATTATAGCCAGAATATCGTATATAGTCAACGAATATTTTGTTTTCTCCTATTTATATCGCGCCAGAGAATAGTGCGTCTCCTCGTTTCCACCTACTTCTTTAAGTCGTCTGGTTACGTCTGAGGTGGACTTCTGAACTTTCGCCCAAAACTGACTATCCTTCCAGTGGTTGCTCACTGACCCTTTTTAGTCGATGAACCTTCCGCCCTCCTACATTATATAATAGGGGAGTGGATCGGCTGCTGACCGCCCATTGTAAACGCTACTTAGCACTCGATTATTACCATATTTTGACAATACGATAAAACCGAGCTTTTATCTCAGCATATAGCATCCATATCCTTATTTCTATCTTTCGATTCCTACATTATATAAATATAGGTGATATGGCTCTTAGGGTTTCCCAGCACTCTAGGGGCTATTTTATTTTTACATGGTGCCGCATCCTATATTTTTTATACGCAACAAACATAAGAGGGCATATTAACTTTACCCGCACCATTTTTGAGCTTTCCGCTCATCTGCATTACGGACAGCACACCGGAGATGGCGGCTGTCAAAGTGGGTAATGCACCAGCAAATTTTACAGCGTTATCTGCACCGTCAACAAAAACCGTTGCAAGATCTACGAAAAACTTCGGGATATCTGACTTCATCAAGTCCGTACTAAACTTCTGGAATGCAGAATCAAGCTGATTAAGCTTTGCCTGCAAGGAATCCATGTACGTCTGGTTCTCACGCATTGCGCTGCCGCTAGAATTAAGCGCTTGCTTCATAGCATCTTCAGCAACGCTAAAATTATTCAGCAGGGCAGATGTACTCTGACCTCCTCTCTTACCAGAGATCAGCTCAGTAATATTTGCCTGTGTTGTGTCAGACAGATTTTTCCAAACCTCAGAAAGTTCCTTCATAATCTGATATGTTGATTTGAAGGTATTATTATCCTTCATAATATCAACACCAGCAAGTTGCTTCAACTCAGATCGAAGTTCGGATACAGAATCTGCCATCCCATCTGTTGCGATACCGGCATTTTCAGCATCTGTTTTTGAAGCACGAAGGTACATACTCAAAGTTTTTAGGTAAGTGCCACTCGTATCGGCGTCCTGAAGTACACCATTCACAGCAGCCGCCAAACTAAGCGTCTCCTGATATGTATTTCCGGCGGCAGACATCGCAGCTGAACTTTTCTGCATGATAATTCCAAGGTCGTTCATACTGACTGGTTCGGTATTAGCGATTTGGTTCATGCAGTCCAGAAGACGCTCTGCATCATCAGCAACCAACCCAAAACCTTGCATTGCAGAAATCAGGTAAGAAGAAGCAGTTGTTGCATTATCTATTTGGTCTCCAACGTTAGCCATAAGAGCAGACACACGAGCAAGCTCTTCTGAATCTTTATCAGTGTATCCAAGGCGTTTCCAATCGGCTGTGCTACTCACAAGATCAGAGATATTCGCACCAAGTTCACGAGCGTTTGTTGCAGTTCTATCGAGATATTCATTCATCTCGTCGCCAGTCATTTTACTGACTTTTTTAAGCTCTGTTACAGCCGTGTCCAGTTCCAGAACATTATCATAAACCTCTCGCAGACCTTGTTTGACCATTGCAACGCCAGCCATAGCGATGGCGGTCTGGAAGTGCTCCTTAAACAAACGAGACAGTTTTTGACCAAGCGTTTCAGTTTCGAGACCAGCTTGGTGGCAAGCATTTTGGAATTTGCTGACTTTCATTTGAGCTTCTTCAAAAGAATAACTGTTATTCTTAATCGCATCGAAAAGCTCGTTATATTCTGCTTCAAACTTTGAGCCTTCAAATCCATGAAGTGTTTCTTTATACTGATATAGAGTACGCATAAGATTTTCTATCTTATCTGTATCAGTATTTGCTGTCTTTGTCTGACGGCTTTGCCCCAAAGCATCGTCAATATGTTTTCTCACCTGAACAAGTAAATCGTCAACTTGACTAAGTGTTGCTTTAAACTCTGTTGGACCTTTATTTTCATCCAACTGTTTCATAGCAGCATCTAGCTCTGCCAATACTTGTTGCCCAGTTTTGCCATCATCCAACACGCCTGTGTTAAATTGCCCTAAAGCAACACTATTTTTTCTTGTGAATTCCGTACTACTTAATCTATTTTGAATAGTGTTATAGGCAGCTTGCTTTGAACGGACTTGACCGTGCTTCTGTTCGGCTTCTTTCTGCAAATCCTCTTCTGATTTCAAAGCTTGCTCAATTTGAATTTTTACCTTTAGCCACTCGTCAACAATATCACTTACTCGTTGTTTGTACGTAGCAGATTGAGTGTTCATTCCCTTTAAAGAATTAAGTTGGCTTTCAAGACTACCATCAAGAGAATTCGTCTTACTATCGCCAATAAGAACACTGTCAAAACTGTGGTTTCCGGCCTGCTCTAATTCTAATTCTTTTTTACGGATTTCAGTTAATGTTCTTCTCGCAGTGGATTCAAGGTCTTTGTATCCATCCGTGTAAACAGACATGGACGCTTTTGCACTAATAAAAGCATCATCTAAGTCTTTTACGCCTTTCTTGTATGCATCTGAACTATGGTCTGAATCCAACTTTTTAGACGCATCAATAATACCGTCAATGGAATCTCTCAATTCTTGCGAAGCAGTGTCGCTGTCCTTAATGGATTCCTTCCATTTCAGCGCCTGTTCCGTCATGCTCTTGACATGATTTTCAGCTTTCTTCTGAGCTTCATCAAAAGTACTCATCTGGCGAGTGGCGTCAGCCCATGTATCAGCGACAACCTTTAATTGATTAACATAATCTTGCGTTCCGGTTTCAAGCGTGTTAAGAATATCAATCTGCTTTTGAACATCCGCAAGAGAAGATTTTACATCAGAAGCTCCAGAAAAATTCTTATATTTATTATTGGCGTCAGCAAGATTATTTAAGTACGTATTAGTTTGATCGCTTTGTGATTTTTTTAAAGCCTTTAACGCTCCATCATTCGCGGCATTCTTTAACCCTTGAAGCCGAGCCTCAAGCCTAGAAATACTATTAGTTGTTGCTCGTTCAATTTCGGAAATTTTGCTAAACTCTTCCGTCGGAAGAATGTTTACAAGTTCTGTACGCAGCCGACCAGCTTCATTTCTAACAGCTTGAAGTTGACGTAAAACCTCTTCTAACTCTGGCTGATTCTTACCAGACGATTCAAGTTTGAGAGCATCCTTATAAAGAGAACCTTTTTCTTGAACCCTTCGGTAAAAAGCATCTAGTTTTTGTTTCGCTTCATTAGTGTTTAAGTTTACTTTGACTTCGGCTTTCGCATTTTTCGCGCCAGACTGTGCTTTATCAACAGCCTTTTTTACAGCAGCATCAGTATTAGATTCATCTATTTTCAAAGTGAGTTTTGGAGACTCTACCTTTTTAATAATTCGCTTCAATGCGGCATTAACATTGCCGATGGTTGCGCCTTCGTTTAGACCAAAAGCAATCTCCACAGGAGCCTTTTTAAAACTGTTTTGAACTCCTTTAAATTGATTTTTTAACTCCTCGGTAGTAGTATCAAGAACGACCTTGACCTTTATGGCCGTTACAGAGGAAGTATCAGCACTACTTGCGTTGTTTGTATTATCCGCCATACCGTTGGTCACCTCTCTTTTCCATTTTCAACATTCCTTTCAAAACAAAAAAGAGAAGCGGCCAGCTCCTTAAAGCCAGCCCTCCTCTCATTGAATTTTATTCCAAATAAATCCTCATAAAAGATGGCTTTTACAATCCATGTAAAGCCGTCTTAACAATCATTGCAGCCTCAAGTTGAACAGGCTTAATGAATTCTCTTTTCGGACGTTTCATTTTTGCTTTACCATTTTTAAAATAGTACGCTAAGTCCATCCACAATCCATGCTCAATCCAATTTGCGAACATAGTTCCACCAACAGCCTCGTCTTCTTCATCATTAAATCCAATATTAACGGCTCTTGGGTCGTCATTAAGCCCATTTCGCTTGTCTATTCCATACTGAACTTCAGAACGATCTGTGCTATCAGTAAGGAAAACTGATAGCTCTGGTTTAGCAATATCCTTAACAATCAGTGAAATTACGTTTCCATCGCGAGAAACATTGCTAACAATATTTTCTGCCTTAGCAATTCCAGAAAGCCCATATTTTGGATGAATATTTTCCTTAGCACTCTCAAGCAAACGTGTCTCCAGTTGTGGCGCAACATCATCACGAACAATACGCTCCACACCATCCGCCACATCGCTTAATAGGTCATCGAAATTTGTGTATGACTGTTTCATTCACTCCACCTCATATTCCGTACTTGTTTTTGGCGGCGTAAATCTTTGTCATGTCTTTCTTGATATAGTATTTATTTGTGACGTCTGTTCCAGAATGATTAAGTAGAGTTGAAACTTCCTCAAGGCTCATTCCCATATTTTTTAAAATGGTCGCACCACTATGTCGAAAATCGTGTGGATGTAGTGTGGGCTCATCAATCATCTCGCCAATTTTCTTGCACCACTCACCGGCAGTACTTGAAGTAATCGGCATCCATGCGCCATTGATTTTTGTACCAACAAACACATAACCACCATCTTCGATGCCATTTTCTTTTCGATACTTTTTAAGCTCTTTCAATAGATCTCTTACGTTTTCATTAAAAGAAAGATCTACAATTTTTCCCTCTTTTTCTAAAACATCACTTACAATACAAGCATCGAAATCAATATTCCGCCACACAATATTTCTGACAGCGTTTACGCGAGCCATAGTAGACAACGAGAATAAAGCATAGAGCCTAACGGTCATTGCATTGTTTTTTGCCTTAATTGTGGTTGTAGACTCTACATACTCGTTTAACTTTTTTTTCATAATGTCAACTTGTTTTTGTGTCAAATAAGTTTGACGCACTACCTTGATTTCTTTATTTGGACGTTCAATAAAATCAACAGGATTTTCTTTTATGATTTTTTTCATACGAAGTGTCTTATACATGGATGATATAGAACTCAGCCTCCGCTTAATGCGAGCCGTATTGTTTCCGTTCTTTTTACAGAAATAAATAAATTCTTCAATATCGTCCTCTGCAATATCCCTAATACTGATATTATTTTGATTATCAAGAATCCAAATCATCCACTGCATGAGATCAGACTCATAATTGTAAATAGTACTGTCGCTCTTACCAGCATTAACTTTGGCTTTCTTAAAAATCGTAAATAATTCTAATGAATCAGGATTGATAAGTTCCTTCTTCTTTTCGTCATAAAGAACGATAGGTTTACTTCTTGTAGCCATATTAAAATTCCCTCCAACCCACCTCTAAAAGTGTTTATTCCTTTTTATCTTTTGCCAGCACAGCAGAGATTTCCTGCTTATTGTCCAGCAGGGCAGAAGTTACTTCAGAAAACTTTTCAACATCAAAGTCTTTCAAGTTACCTTTCACATCATTCAAATAGTTCTCCATAAAGTCAACGAAATCAGAAATAGGGTCAGGCTTCTCAATAATCTCGTTGAGCTTACCACAGAGACCAAGAACAAGCCATTCCTTATGAGAACGGTCAATCTGCTCGTGGACAGCCTTCTCCAGAGAATCGTACTGGTCCCAGAATGCAGAAGTATCACAACCAGCCTTGTTAATCTTGAAGTTAAAAGACTCGTAAGCAATACGCGGCCACTCACTCTGCGGCTCACTACGATAATCATAATCCGCAAAATACTTTAAAACGGTCAGCCGAAACACCACATCAAGCAGTGCGGGCTGATAATCACCGTCAATAGTACATGCCTTGACTACTTCATCAAGAAACTCATTTCGCTCCTGAAAATTTAAAACCTTCATTTTATCTCCCTTTCGTCTTTGCTTGCTTTAATTTCTTTCGCTCTTTTCGAGCTTTTTTTAGGTCGTCATAATCGACCCAGCCTCCATCAATTTTGGAGTATGTAATCCAGCGGTAATCTACATCAGGATACTTAAACCAGAACATCTTGCGCTTCATCAGCGCAACACTATCAGCAAATCCCTTCGTATCAATCACTTGTTTGCTGCCATCTCGATATGTAATTTCATAGTCCGCCACATAATCAATCTTCCGCACCGCTACGTTCTTTCCGTCCTTATCGACCCGGCTGAACGCTTCCTGCAGAATAAAGGGGACTTGCTTACGACACTCTACAATTTCGCCGCTTGCCAGCCTTGGCAATACAATATCTCGATAAAACAACATTTCTGCCTTACTATCATAAACTACGCCGTCATACGTTCTATCTGCTGGATTCTTACTGACATTAAACTTTGTTCTGTTCTTTTTCTCCATAAAATCACCACGAAAAACGAAGGGGCGGTTATGCCCGCCCCTTACGATTTGATGTTTTCTTAACTACCGGCTTCACGGGCGTCTCATCCTTTACATCACTAGATGATTCATTTTCAGCCTTTGCAGGCTCATCCATGATCTCATGGAAAATATCACGAACAGCCGGGATAAAAGTTTCTACCTCGGCTTCCGTAACATTCTTATACTTGCGCATTAAAAGAGTAGTCAGGTCTGCCTTTGCAGTCTCTTTTGAAATAATTCCCTGACGATACTGATTTACGGCAGTCCACACAAGAAAGTGCGGTTCAGTGTCGCAAATCATTCGCCAAGGATTAAGACGCGCATCCTGCTCGCAATGCGGGCAAACCGGATATTCTTTTCCGCAAGTACGGCACCAATTCAGATTTGCCATTAGGCAGCTGCAGTCTCGATGCGGAACAGACGCTTATCGTCAGAGCAGTACTCCTGAGTTGCGCTGATCTTAACAGGGTGAGTCAGCTCGTTATTCAGGGTCAGATCGATAGAGTTGTCCATCTTAGCATTCGGGAAGATGATACGCATCAGCTTCTTATTTGCCTTATCGCAGGGATTGTAGCAGAATGCCTCAATCACGAACTCGCCCTCGGTAGAGAACTTATCGGCGCTATCATTAATAGCAATGCCCTCCTCGCTCTCGTACTGATACTTCACAACAAAGCGGTCACCAGCCTTCAGGTCTGCGCCGGTAGGCAGAGTAACCTCGGTGCCAGTAACAGAGAACTGAGACTCTGCAGTCTCACCCAGCTCAAAGGTCTTCAGTGCATTACCCTGACCATCAATCAGATCGATGTACTTAAAGGGTGCATTTGCAACAGCAGTCTTGGGAGTGTGAGTCAGAGTCAGCTTCTTGCCATCAGCAGAAGTCAGGTACTCAACAGTAGTAAAGACCTGCTTTGCCTCAGAAGAAGCAACCTCCTTCTTGGAACCCATCTGTTCTGCCAGAGCACCCAGATGCATCAGAGCATTAGACCAATCAGCCTCGGCGGTCTTGCTCTTATCAAATGCCATGATGTTAACGCCCTGTGCATCCTGAGCATAAACAGTCTCGCCGCCCAGAGTCAGCTTGAAATCCTTAACCTGATTCATAGTCCACAGACGCTTGCCATTCAGGTCATACTCGTGAATGCGATGAACGCGGTCAATAACGACCTCATTAAAATTAAAATCGCTCATAATATTCTTCCTTTCAATTTATTTGGATAAAATAAAAGAGCAAGGCCAATCAGTCAACCTTGCTCGTCCAATCCAGTTGTGCTTTTGGGATTTTCCCAAGTTCCACGGTGCCAGCATAAACGCCATGCATCGTATTGTCGTAACTTTTTATTTGCTGAATCTTTCTTACATGATTCATAAATACACTCATAGGGTAATCCATAGCCTTGAAATAATCTGCTTTAAAGCCGGATGAACACGCCATCGAGAGCACAAGCTCCGCAAGGTGTGGTTCATAACGCTTTGTTTTTTGATACTCCAAGTTATCTTTGGCTTCCTCTATCATTGCAATTCTTGTCGGTTCATCAGCAGCAAATTCAGAATGCTTTTCAATTCCATTCGCAGCACATAAGTACTGAGAAATTGTTTCATACACTACATGGTCAATACGAGTATCCGTAAGTCTGTTGTGCAAAACAATCTCACCACTTATGTTATCTTTTGCCATCATAAACCCAGAAGTATCCATATCGCCAAGCAAAATAGACATGTCTTGGTCTTTGTTGCCTATGAAAAGCTGCCTGAACATTTCAAAGTCCGAAATCTTCTGCCAATCAACTCCAACAGAGTCAAGTTGTGCTTTATAATCGCTCGATGTAGAACAGAACAAATAAACCAACTGAAAATACTTTTGCTCACCATAATCGATGATATCACCGACCGATGGCATGTGAATTGTAATCTTATCATTGATTTTAAAGTCTCTTCCACGCATCAAGCTCGGTTCGTACATTTCCCGAAGCTCCATCAGCCACACCCCACAAGGTCATCCAGATCCTGCGTCTTGAACGTCATAATTCTCACACGATGGTGTAAATCCATGTTGTCTTCGATATTGGATGTGATTTTAAGCTGCTTGATTCCAAAAATTGTACTGCCGTGTAGTTCTTTTTCCACAAGGCCACTCAGATAGTCAACTCGTGTTGCGCCTCCATGACCTTTCATCTTCATCAACGCTTGATTCACAATAACCCACACAGTAAGCGTAAAGTTCTCATACCAGTCGTTGACGTTGCTACGATCAGTCATATTTACCTTAAAACAAATATAGCTGTGTGCTGCCTCAATCGTGTCGGGGATATGGAAGTATGGGAAGATGTATGTATAAATCGCCTCGTCAGGCTCTTCAATATCGTCATTACCCATTGCTTCAACAAGTCCGTCCGTATTGACCAGCTTCAAAGCCAATTTGTTTTTGTAGTCCGTAATCAATTCACTCGTTGTCACAGCAAGCTCACCACCTTACATTCAATAGATGCGTTTGCCGTACCATCTGCATTTGACAAAGTGATTCTCACTGTTACACCGTCCATGATACCATTATTCAAAATGCGAATTTTAAAAGTACCATCATCATTGGTCTTCGTCTCAACGAAATCTTTAAATTCATCAAGGCAAATAAAGTTCCACTTCGCAACCTCCGCAACGTCCTCACCAGTAATGCTTGTAAATACCGGAGTAAATTTCTTCCAAGAGCCACCAACACGAACTTCCGGCTTGCCTGCATACTTAATAGTAGCTGTTACCCGAGAATCCGCATCCGGCTCATCACTCTTATTCGGCTCAAAATAATCACAAATCATCTTCTCGGCATTGTCCGTCTTACTGTTGTACTGATCCTGCCGGATGTTCAACACAAGGAAACCCTGTGTCTTACCATGCAGTTCATAACGCTCTGTACTCTGATCAACAGAAGTCGTAACATATGTTTTCGGTTCTCCATTGATAATTTCCAGCATAAAGCGCTTATCAAGGTCAATCAGTGCGGTCTCGTCATCAAAAGGCATCTGCACTTTATACTCACGTTGACTCAATGAAGTCATAACAATCTCCTTATTATTTGCGTAATAAGGCTTGCTCAGCGTTGCCCAGCGAGAGACTATCTCACCAGTAATCGGATTTTGCCATTGGATCTGGCGGTTACACAACTCCATTTTTCCACGAAGAAAAATCTCATCATTTGGTTCTATCTCAGTTACCAGCCATTTGCAGTTGTAGCAGTCAACAATATCACCAAGATTCAAAGAATCACCGGGATAAGCCCAGATCTTTTTCTCCTTGACTATACTATTACTACGGCTGACAACCAGCTTTTGAGGCAAACCATTTACTAAAGTATTATCCTCGTAGTCAACACTATCTTTGAAGTGTGCAGCAAAGTCACGTTTTGCAAAAGCAATTTTGACGTCCTTTTTGTTAGACATCTTTGCGGCACCACCAACAGCTCGTGCCCTCGTATAAAAGTCCATCGGTATACCTCCTTACTCAGAGTAGGAAGCGTATGTATCATAGTCGATGGTCTTACGCTTACGGGTCGAGCGGTCTTTTGCCATATAGTTATCCAACATTGTCATATTCTCCTCATGGATGTCTTTCACAAGGGCACGAATACTCGCACGCTCATTAGCAGGGGAGAATACCTGTAAACTTGTAGGAAGGTCTTGTGCGCTAAATGCCTTTAGCTTTCCAAATTCTCGTTTGAAATGTTGCTCCAACATCAGGTGCGCAAGCATATCAATTTCGTCGTATGTAAGGTCTGAATTGAATTCCTCTAACTCAGAATCATAATCATCAAAGCTAAAATTCTCTTCAGGTTCAATATTTCTGAAAATAACAGAAAGTGACTCCATTAAATAACTCTTTGCACGGTCATGCACAAGGTTTCTTACTTCATTCTCGCTCAGGTCAAAATACTGAAAGAAATTACTATCAGTTTCAACCAGCTCATAGAACTTGTCGTATATTTCCGAAAATGCGGTCACACTATCCCTCCAATCTTACTCGGCGGGAACGACCTCCGCCTTTTCTGCCTCTACCTTCTTACGGCCACGCTTAACAGTAGTCTTTTCTGCAGAGCTGTCCTGTGCAACAGGCTGCGCACCTGCCATCATAATAGATTGCATCTGTGCCATCATAGCCTGCATCTGCTTCTGCATTTCAGCCATCTGATTCTTTGCAGTCTCAAGTTCTGCCTGAACATCAGCAGGGGCAGACTTGGCTGCAGGTACAACAGACAACTCGCTGTTACGCTTGCCAGCACGAAGCTCCTTGTAACGCTCGTCAATCAGGCGCTTGACCTTAGTAGACAGATCTTCACCGGCATTGGTCATACGATAAAAGCGACCACGAATACGCTCAAACTGAGCGCCATCCTTAATGTCAATCATACGCTGAAGATTTTCGACAGTTGGATTCAGAATCGTATCATCAATATCTTCAATGAATAGAACATCGTCACCCTTAATGCCAATAGCCTTAAAGATTTCATTCTGCTCTTCAGGGCGAAAACGCAGAACACCATTCTTGAACGCAGAACAAGTGCTGTTCATATACATAATCTCCTCCGGCGGAATAGGAATCACACAAGGCTCTTCCACACTACCGGGCTCGAAAGTATAGCCCTTACCGTTCAGTGACGAAATGGTAACCACGTTATCGTCGCAGTTCAGAACGTCAATAAACTTCTTTTCCATCACGGAACTCATAATTTGTCTCCTTTTCTATAAAAGCGGAAGCCGCAAAGCCCCCGCCCAGATTTGCCTTTGGTAAAAATTACTGCAGAACAATCTTAGCAACGCGCTCGATATGATCAATGCTGTAGCCGAAGGTAAAGTCCTTGACCATCAGATGGATCTTTTCGTTGTTGTTGTCGTGATCCTCGTAAGTATGAGTCTCACCCTTCATGTCAAGTCTTCCGATCTTGCCCGCAATACCATAAATACGTTTCCAAAATTTTTAAGAAAAATGTTTATCTAAAATATTTTCTACATTATCAAAATCTGTGTAGGGAATTCTGATAAGTTTAATTCCATTACGATTACAATATTCTGTTTTTAAAGAATCTTTCTTTTGCTGACTTTTATATGTACTAATAGAGTCGGATTCGGTTACACTCTTGCTAAACCTAACAGGCATAAAATGTTGTTGCCCGTCGTATTCAATGCAAGTATTTTTTGATGGTATATAGAAATCAAAAGGAAGCTGCCGTTCATTTTTACAATCTTTAAAACGGTATTCTCGTATGTAATCAATGCCATGACTATCGAGATAATTGCATACTTTTTCTTCACCATGAGAAGAACAACACTTTGGACATCCATGCCCGCCAAGAACTGAATTGACAGCTGTTGACCATTTGTAACCACATTTCTTACATTTAAAATTTGCACGAGATAATATATTTTTATATCCGCTCAAATACTCAACACTTGGAGAAACCGTTCTTAGTCGTTCTATCATTTCAGACTCTAAAATATGTGCTCTCCCAGCACATTTTGGACAACCAGAATTTTTATTATTAAGTATCGTATCAGGAATTGCGGTCCAATGGTAACCGCAAACATCACATGCAAAATCCACTTTCACAGCAACACGGACATATTTTGAAAGAACATGAATAGTAGGAAATCGTTCACGCATTTCTTTTAAGAATTCATCTTCCGTTCGTCTGTTTGCAATCCGTCGATAACATTCTGGACACCCATGTCCATCAAGCAATGTATGAGGTATGCCATTCCACTCATGCCCATCAAGTTTACAACGACAATGCACTCTCGCATTGTTTGTTGTGTATTCAGATAACAACTCAATATTAGGATTTACTTCAAACAGCTCCATGGAAAATTGTATTGGCGACTTTCTTTTTTCTGCTCCACGCTTAGAGGCAACACATGCTTGACACCCACGATTATCAAGCAACATTCTTGCCTGTACTTCACGTACATCACCGCATACTTTACATTTCCTGGTAATCTTTTTTCGAAGACCATTATATTCGGATAAAATTTCAAAATTTGGGTTTACATCAAACACTTCTTTTTTGAAGTCTTCTGTCGTTCTCATTGGTGTCATCCATGCTACCTCCTTTCTTGCAAAATAAAAGCCAGACATTCTACACAACATCTGGTCAAATTAAATATTAGATAAACATTATACCGGACGCTACTCCGTTCTTGTTGCATCTAGCAACCTCGTACTCTCATACGAGTGAAGACTATATCTTCACCCAGTAAAAACTGGGGCACACCACTTCGGATGCCAAACACTTGCATCCTAACCGCTCCCACGCGGATAGTCGTTGAACCTTCTCCTTTTCGGAGCTTGGTTGCTGATTGCCCATTATTTTTAATGTTTAGGTTTTAACCATGCATCATCTACAATTTTCTTTCTACTTTCGCAACCACCCATCTAGGCATATTTCATCCTTCTGTTTTGGTAATTGTAGTTTTAGGGTTTTCCAGCAATTCAATGTGTATTTGTTATCGTGACTTACATCACGACTGGACTATATTACGTAAATTTACATAAATTTAATCCGGGATCAGCAGTGAACCATCACCCAGCTTCTTGGCAGAGCTAATACCAGTGATAGCAACACCATCGTAAGTCTTAACCAGACCATAACGGTTAAACTCATCCTTAGCTGCGTCAGACAGATACTCAGCGTAACCGGTCATACGACGCATCTTAGCACAATACTTCATCAGGCTGACAGTGAAGGGATTACCACCATCTGCGTACTCATTCAGATATAGAGCCAGAGCGTCCATATCCTGCATAGTGGGCTCCTTACCCTGTGCATCAATCTTCTGCTCACCACCAGTGATAGCGTCATCAACCATACTGAAGATGTCATAGAACATCTGGTTCTTCAGAGCCTCAGTCATAAAGGTGGTCAGAGTTGCCACACTCTTCCAAGAATTACGTCTTACTTCCACATAGCTAAGATCAGCCTCGATCTGCTTATTACGCCAGACGGGCTTAATGGTCTCGTAGTGCAGGTAAGACTTCGGCACGTTGCCGCCCTTAGCTGCATCATAAGCTTTCAGAGTGTTCTTAACAGTACGACCTGCCTCGTAGTCATCAAACTCACCAACATTACCACGCTCAAACATGGAGTCCAGCAGCTCATCAGGTGCACCATACAGCTCATCAGTCACAGTGCGGTTAACAAACTGAGCAATCTCCTTGTTGGGGTCGCCCTTATCAATCAGCTCCTCAACATGAGCGCCAACAACCTCAGCAATTTCCTTGTCCTCGGCATCCATAGCGCGATTGTACTGAGTCTTCTCAGCAACTTCATAAACACGACCAGGCTGCTTCATCAGCTCGGCCACTTCAATATCCAGTGCCATAATTCATTTCCTTTCTCTTCGCGCAAAATAAAAGAGCTACCGTCCAAAGACGATAGCCTTAAATTTCACGTATCATATTCAAGATTTTTCTCTCAATCAAGCAACAGTCTTTGCTTCGGGCAGCACACTGATCATAATCAGCTTGTGGCCGTTGTCATCCATCACACCAGCAAACTCAAAGCGAGAAGTACCAGTAGTAGCAACCTGCCACTTACCGTCAGTGTTGACCTCCAGCAGCTTGCCGATATTGGTATCCTGTGCATCGCCATCCTTGTACTGGTCGGTGCCGTACAGCTCGCCAGCATACAGAGGAACGCGCTTCACCAGCACACCTGCCTTAATCTCGTTGACCATCTTATCATAGTCATCAAAATTAGTCTGGCTTGCATAGATGCCCTCCGGGATAAACTCATGGGCAACCATCTCGATGCCCTCGGCGGTAGCTGCGTCAGGGAACTTAACCTGACCAGCCTTGTGGTCAACCTGAACACCCATACCGGTGACCATATCGACCTTTGCGGCATAGTTAGCGGGAATATTCTTCGCGCCGTTCACCATCAGTTCACGAATCATAATATTTTTCCTTTCTCTCAAATGTTATTACTTACCCAAATATTCCCGCCATGCGTCACGCTTGTTAGCGTTAGTGGTGTTATACTTGGTTTCATTCAAATTCAGCTTGATACTCTCAGGCTTATGTACCTCAGAAGTTTCAATCTTCTTTTCAGCAGGAGCCTTCTTAGCGGCTTCAACGCAACGCTCGGCAATCACACTCTTGATGCCGGTCTCGTCCAGATTATCAATCAGACTTGCGTAGTTGCCACCATCGGAAACTTCAGCTTCAGTAATCATCTTGCTGGAGATTGCGTACTGACGCAGATCCTCCTTCTTCTGTGCAAGCTCTGCAGCCGCCTTTTCTGCCTCTGCCTTCTCGGCCTGATCCTTATACGGAGTCAGTGAAGCAACCTCTTCCTTTGCACTCTGCAACTCGGTATTCAGACTTGCAATAGTGTTATTCAGCTCCGCAATCTTGGTATTGACATCAGAAATAGAAACGGTCAGAGTGATATTCTGCGGCTCACCCAGAGAAACTTCGTCGCCCTCAACAGTGTAGGGGAACATAATGTAATCCAGCTCGTTCATGTAGCCCCACTTCTTGCACCAGATGGTGTGGTCTTCAGGGAATACGTCAGTCATGTAGTAATCAGAGCTAATCTTTGACACTGCATCTTCAAGCTTCATATAAAGGTCACGATCAGTCAGACTGGAAGTCTCTGAAGTTGGCTCAGGCTTACCAGCAGGTTCAGTGCCGGTTTCAGGATCGGTCGGGGGAGGGGTTTCACCGCCTTCCTCGGAAGTCTGAACATCAGGCTCTGCCGGAGTAGTAGGCTCAGTAGCAGGTGCGGTTTCAGGCTCAGTGGGCTCGACCTGTGCGGTCTGAGTCTCCTTATCCTTATTCAGTTTCAAATTTTTTGCCTCCTTTTCATTAGATTCTATATTTGAAATCTCTTTTGTATCCTCGATATAGGCATTTGCCAATTCAAGACCAAAATCGGTTTCAGCGACTTCAAGCAATTTAGAGCACTTATATGCCGGTTCAACATTTGCACCAAGCAAGCAATGTGCAGTAAACACGCCATCGTCAATAATTTTTGCCATGCGGCCACCCACGATTCCCTTATGAGCTTTCAGCACATCAATTTCCCAACTGGTATTTAACGTGCCGCTCTCAATACGGCGCAGAATCGTCGCACAAGCCTTTGGATATCGCTTCCAGATCTTACAAGAGGCAACAATAAAGTCGGTATCGTCAATTTTCTCGATACCGACTGATTGAAAACTACCGAATGCATCAGTGTCAAATTCGGCAGTCTTATATTCATTACCATCGTTGTCTTTTCTAGTGACGACTTTCATATTGTGACCGGAAAAATCCAGTTCACCCTTTGGAGCTACGACCAACTTACCAACAAGCGGGTTGCCAACCAGTGTACTCATCCAACTTTCAATGGTGTCACGGTTCAAAGCAACCTGATTCCCATTTACTGAGAAGTCACAGATGACAAACTTGGCAAGATAGTGGTCTGGATGCTCCGTAATCTCAGAGCAACAAATATTTCTACTATAGAAATACTCCTTACTCATCGTTCATCACCTCACTTACTATCTTCATTTCTTTGCTGGTCATAAATTTGTTTTTCAGTTTCCTCACCCTTTGGACGGCCTGTCTTTTTATCGCTGTCACCGCCACCGCTGGAATTACCAGTCGATGTGTAAGAGGTCTGGCGAGCCACAAACACATCGTCATAACCTTCCTCAGTTTCAGCCTGACGCTTGCGAAGTTCATCCTCAGCATGAAGCCCCATATACTCGTAAGCAGTCTTGTAAGAACAGTTCAAAGTGGTAAACAGGAACTGAGCAATCGCCTTCTTCATCTCCATACCCATCATTTCAGTAGTAGAGACCTTTACATCAGGGCAGTACATCGGGTCTACACCTGCATCTTCAAGGCGAATGCGATACCATCGCTTTAATACATCTTCAATCTGTTCTGCAATCTTGCCGATGTTTTTCATCAGCTGATCAAGAGACACCTTCGCAGTTGAAACAGTCTGCTGACCATCAGTATTCAAGAAACTAATACCCAAAGCAGCCATCTCTCTGTTGCGATACTGTTTGACAGTCTCGATATTTGTCATCTCGACCTTCGGCTCAACATACTTAATATCCTTGACATATGGAGCGGTCGTTACAAGTACGGTATTTTGCTTCCATGCACGCAACAGGTTGTCATGTGCTGTCACCTGTTCAGAGAAACCCTTCTTGTCGTTGTTTGGTCCCATCAACGCAGGATCAAGTTGCTGCCAGATTATTTTCTTAGCCTTTGCCTTAGCGTTCACACGGTCTGAAGTATCAAAGGTCTCAAGCATCAATGCCGGACGTAAGGCGCGGAACAGGGGAGAAACACCATATTTTTGCCCCATATTGCCAATACGAATTACGCCACAATGGTCAACATCCAATTTTGCATATGTATCACCATTCTTAAACGCCTGATACACCTCATCTGGATAGTTGTTTTGAATCTCGGTCTCCTGATTTTCAAAGAATAGTGCTTTATTCTTCTTATCCTTCAGCATAGATTTGCTCAAAGCGGATTTCAGCTTAGACATATTGATAAGCACAACAGGCTGTCCATTTGATAAGTAATCACTTATCTCAGCAATACCAAGAGGGTAGTAGTCTACAATGTAGTTCTCATCCTTCTGACGCAGATATGTAATGTAAGTACCCTCTGCATAAGTCATCGGAATGGCGGCACGAAGCAGACTTCGCACATTGATTTGTGTATTGAAGTCATCAATCACTTCACGGGCATAATTTACCTGTTTTGTCTTATTACGCTGCTCAGGGAACTGTGCGAAACTGCATTTGAACTCCGTATTAACATTCGCCTCAATCGCATCATAAGTAATGCCAATCAGGTCATCTTTATTGATGTAATTACGGATGATTCCATTGACCGTCTGCACATTCGTCAGGCTTGACTGTAGCCCTCGTGCAAGTTCATCGATTCGGTCAACCGTCAGCGTCTCAGAGGAGGCTGAAATTTTCAGGTATGTACTATATTGCTTATTTTCAGGATCATAGGATGCGATAGCACGGCGGATAACATTATCCATTCTTTCTTCTGAAAGCTCGTTTACAGATGTAAGCACAACAGTACCATCATCTGTCTGTGAAGCAGTCACGACATCAAAATCTTCCTTTTTCTTTCTTGCCACATTTTCACCTCCTCTGCTTAGAAGTCAATGTTAGAAATGCAAATCGGCGGAGTAGTCATTGTCTCCACCGCAGACTGACGCACTTTATCTTTACGACGTAATTCGTATAGACGATGAGCAAGCAAAATCGCAACATAGAACCTATCATCGTTAATTTTATTTGCAACGTCGGGTGCCAAAGCATATGTTACGGTCGTATTTTCAGAGTTTGTCGTTTTCTGAATACTTGTAATCTCGTTCTTCATTAAGTCGATGTTAACCCACGCAGTCTGTTCCTCTAAGGAAAGCTCATGCGTCTTCAAAATTTCTTGACCAGTTGATTTATCCACACCGTCTACTACCTGAACGTAGTCTCCACCGTTATATTCAAGAGGGAAGTGAATGACACCAAGATTCATCAGCTCAATAAATTCCTCAACCATTGCAGTACGGAATTTACGAGGACTAATTAGACGTAGCTTATCAACAGCATCTGGGTAACGGGCATCATATCCTTCATATAGTTCATGATTTGCGTCAATAAAGCCGCGATGTTCTGCACCTGACTTATCGGTCCAATTATTAAGCAATCCATCTGCATAGGTCGAAGTACCGCCGCCACCTGCGCCTTGGTCAATCATCAATCTATCAATGTACTCGTAATCAGGATTTTGACCATTGTAATGTAGAATCAACTCATGCAACTGCTCAAGCTGACGATTAGAATCGAGTTTGAATTTTTTCTCATTCGCAAGGTCAACCATGTTCACGCAATTTATAATGTCGCCACACATGCCATTTTCTGGATCGTTATAAATACGCATAACGCCAACAATAGAATTATCCATTGTGCGGGCAGGATCAAACGCAAGAATATACTGATAGTTCTTATCCCAATAAAGCTGTGGTATATACTTTCGCTCATTGCGACGAACTGTACCCCATTTGATGATCTGATTTACGCCACCATCACGGCTTGGGCGATTATAATATTCACGCAACGCCTTCATTTTATTTGACTTTAGAGCTGCTTCAACTTTATCTCTCGTCAGCAGAGCCTTGTATGGCTTGCCGTTCATATAAACCTGAATTGCAACATCACAAATCATGTCACAAACAAAATAATCACGGTCACCGGCAATCATACGCTTTGCAAAGTTTTTGTAATAACGATAGAATAGTTTATCCATTGTATCCTGACTCGAAGCATACACAAGCTGTGTAGGAACCTTGCGAGGCTGGGTTTCAGGGTTATAAGAATCATCCGTATCAGTCACGAAGTCAGTATTCTGGGTGGCAAAAGCTTCACAGACAACAATCAGTTCATCAGAGCAAAACGCTGCTTCGTCAAAGAATACAAGTGTAGCACGTCTCATATGTTATCGTTTGGGCTTTTTATCCCAAACTTCTTACGATTATTATTTTCGTAAGGTCGGCATATCTTTTCACCTTCAGTTTTACCTGTTAAGGGGCGAGGACTCGTGGAGAGATTATATTCTATTGCTAGTTTCACTCTCTATGCTCTGCGTGTGACTATATTTTTAAATATAGCCTTCCACTCTGATTAGCTTCTCAGCCTTCCAGTATTCTTCCTCACTTAATAAATTAACCTGCCATTTCTGACAGGCGAAGCAAACGTTGTGCTAAATTGTATTCTTCATACAAGCGGTTCTTCTTTTCTAACTTCCTATCAAGATAAATTGTTGCATCTTCAAACATATAGTTCCACATACGATCTGCGTTTTGAACGCCACGGATATACAATCTATATGTGCTTCTTCCTTTTTCATCTGTTATATACGAACAAATTCCAGCATTATATAATATCGTTCTCATTTGTTCCAACATTTTTAAACTGGCGGAACAAAAATTGATAGCAATGGTTTTCTTTGTTGAACTATCAGTACAAATGCAACCATCTCCATCAAAAAAGCCCCTGATAAAATGATGCATTAAATTAGCATCAATATCAGGGACTTCGATAATGAATGTTTTATTTTGTACACATCCATGCGACTCTAAATCATGAACCATTTCTTTTGAGTAGCATCGGATATTACACGATTCTTGTGGTTTTCCATTAAAAGAACATATTCTGGTTTCAAACGTTACTTGAAGATTTCCGTTGATGGATTTATTGAACTTCTTTAAATGTTTGTAATCTCCTTTATAAAGTTTTATTCCAGCTTCATAATTCCTTGAATAAGAATTTGAACTATCTAAAACGAAACCATCTGCATAGAAAAAACCAAGCCAATAAGCTTTTTCTTCTGTGTCAATATTTTTAAAAAATCTAAAATCAAACACATTTTTTCTTTCCGTGATTCCAAGCTTACTTGCCTTGAGTTGTATCGCATTTCGATTTCGTCCAGGAAGAATCTCCATAAGTTCTTTAAAAGAATGTGTTGAATAGTTTTCTTTTAATTTTTGAATTTCTTCTTCTGACCATCTCTCGTCTTTACTTACGCCCATTTCATGAGCTTTAAATATAACACTTTTTCTTGTGCGTTCAAGATGATTTGCTATTTCTTGCGGAGACAAAATATAATAGTTGTCTTTTAAATATAGATCTTCTTCTTTTGTCCATCTTTTCATAAAATACCTCTTTGATTATTGTCCCGTTCATCAATGATTTATTTAGAACAATAATACGTAATTAAAAAATTTACTTCTGTTAGAATCCGGGTTTGAGTTCAATGTGTTAATAGAACTACCATTATAAAACTCAACAACATACCCGGCGGGATTATGACTAAAACCACTCTTATTCGTCGCAGACTTTTTCGTTTCCTTCTCTGCAATATCTTGCAGACTACGAATAGACGCTGCCGTCTTGCCAGCGCGAGTTACAATTTCTTCGATTTTATTAAAAGTTTCTGAATGTATTTAATGTACATCGCAACTGTACATTGCCGCATAAACGACCACACAATTTCTTGTCGTGAATAGACTATTTCATCATCCAAATATAATTTGGAGCTTGATTTTTCCTCCGCCATAAGCTTGCGGTTTTACTCTCCCACAAGGAGATAGTCGTTGAACCTCACCCTGTCATATAGACGTTACGGGCAGTGGCTGCATGAACATGGATTGTTGCGAGCTTTAGCACGTCATAAGACGATTTTATTTCAGCATAACTCATCTCTACGTTTTTTCTGCTTTCGCACATTTACGTTTACCGTTTCCGGTTCCGCTTTAGTGTAGAGCTTTACCAATTACCTGCAATTAACCAAGAAGCACACACACATCTCTGTATATGTGAGGCAACTTACCTTACTCTGATCACCAACGCTACTTACAATATAAATAGCTTGATTCTCATATAGGATAGCCTTTAGTAGAATGAAAACAGAACCTACAAAAGACTTACCAAAGTTTCGACTACACGCCCAAAGAACATGACTTGCATTCCAGCTTTGCTCCAGCATGTATGCCTGTGCATCGAATAGTTGGATGCCCAACAAATCTCTGGCAGCAATAACAGGATTCCGACGATAGAATGCAATCGTTGCCGCATCACACTCGTAAATCTTACGTTTTACGGCTGTGATAATAGGCGCTTTTTGCTTCATTCTCATACGGCATCACCATCCGTATCTTTTGCGCTTGTGTCGATACCGGCATCTTCCAACAGCTCTTTGAGCCGCTGATTCTCGATAAGAGACAGTCTGTATTTTTCCTTAGCGTCATCACTTTCTTTCTGGAACTTATCAATCAATTCTCTCTGTGTATCGAAAATTTCCTGCATGTCGTTTTCGTCAAAGAAAGCATTTTCCTTGATTGCCTTGACACTCATATCTGCCGCCCATTGAGTGCCCGGAGACCGTAACTGGTCGTAGAAGTTTGCTTCTGCACCAGCAATATCCTTTTCACGCATATCCTTCATTAAGAATGTAAGCGTATTACGTCCGGCATCCTTATTAGAACGGTTCTTGACAGAAATCTCGTTTTCCTTGGCAATCTTATCGTTGTTAGAAACCAACTTGACCTTAATATCATTCAGGCTCTTGATAGTGTCTGCTGAATTCATCGGGTCAAGCTGTGCAAGTCTGAAATCAATCTTACGAATCTGGCCGTTATTGATAACAACCTGAATAATCTGAGATAGCTTATAAGGATCGTCCTCAATACCATCTTCAAAATATTTAATAAGGTCACTAAACAAATAACGTCTGTCGTTTTCAGAGTGTCCTTCAAACGGATCGTATCCGACAACCGAAACAACATCATCACGAGCTTGAATTTCAGCCTTTGACCACTTTTGTTCTTTTTCATCTCGAACATCCAGAGCATTCTTATTCAATTCACCATTTGTAAGAACGGTTGCAAATGTCTGGAATTGATACTGCCGACACGAGAGAGCTCTGGCGTACATTCCTGGTTTGCAAGAGCCGGAGTTCTGAACAATAGAATCATAAAGACTGTTATAGAATGGAAAATCCAACATATGACAGAGAATCATACATGCTGTACGTTCACTCTCATATCGTTTCGTGTACTCATCGAATAATTCATTGACACATTCCTTACAAAGAGTAGAGAACCCACCTCGATTTTTAAATAATTGAGAAAAACTATTTTTATAAAAATGTCCAGTGGGAGTTTCATACGAGTGTTCACAACGAGTACATTCCCATTTTTCCTTGGTAGGTATAGATGCCTCGACGGAATCTAGTACCTTTTTCTTTCTCGGCATCAATACACCTCCAATCAAAATTAAAATAAAAGCCGTAGAATGTGCGCACATCCTACGGCAACAAATACACCCTCTAATGTGCTTGCATAGCAGAGGCCGAGAGTGTTTCCTTCTATAAAAGACCCACCATGATACGCATCGTTGAGATGCTTGGCGGGTTCTGTTCTTAAAAAGCGTCTCTCACATGGTACGCACTGCAAGTAAGCGAGTGAGAGACTAATCATCTATTTGAGCTTGCTATATTACCGACATAAATGTCGTGAACATACCTCGCCCTGCCAGCGAACCGGCATAATAATCAAAATAAACCTACCGCCAGAGGGAGTAGAAAACTGACGGCAGGCTTGCAAAAGGGGAGATGCTGGGTGCAGGTGTGGGAGTCAAACCCACCCAAACACAGCTTATGAGGCTGGTTAGTACATCGGCACTATCACCTGCGTTATAAAACCTACCTTTTAGCCGGTGGTAGGGGACCGATAGAGCCATGTGACAACTTCGAATTGCCGTTCCCGATGGAGTCGCTTTTAATGTTTACGACTATACAGCCGCCCTCGGAGTCCTTGCCCCTGAACGAACATGGCTATGGCGTTGCTGATCCGATTTGGACGGATGAATGGGTTTAACCATTGGTGGTGTTCAGGACCACTGCGTTAGACCAGACTACGCTACAGCAACATACAATAACCCTACTTTCCTGTACAGCTACCTTTATATAAAGGTGTAGGGAATAGCCGTACAATCTTTGGTGAGCCAGGTTGGAGTCGAACCAACGATGTTTCTAATGTCACGGAGTTACAGTCCGCTATCTTCGCCACTGGATATACTGACCCATAATAAAACAAGCATCCATCAATCCGTCCGAGCTAGTTGAATTGTTCTCGTGTTGATAAAACGCTTGTTTTAGACTTTTAAACCTTCGCATTAACGTAGCGAAACACGAATAGCTTATCATTTTGTTCTACAGAACTACTTTGCATCCAACCATCCGTAGATTGAGTTGGTCTAGGCGGTAGCAACTATTGACCGCACAGCTTGGAGCCACCTGTAGGAATCAAACCTACGACATATGTGGTACGAACACATTATTCTATCTACTGAATTAAAGTGGCATGGAGCCAATGACAGGACTTAAACCTGCGATATCGGGAGTACAAAACCCGCGTTCTATCAACTGAACTACACTGGCACATAAAACCCGTAGACACTAGCCTACGGGCATAGAAAAGGAGACAACAAATGATGTCCCAAAGCAGACCTTGCTGTCGTACTTCTTTTTTAATTACCCACTTATTGGTAGGGTGTCACCGCTTTTAATTCAAACGCACGATGCGCGTTTTATCTTCATTCAGCCTTCCGAATTTATCCTGATAGACCAAAATAAATCCTTCTCGCTGAGATGGGGTTAATTTTCCATCTGCGTAATCCATTTTTGACGTTTCACAACAACAGCCCTGCTCATAAATTACAGAATTGCCGATATCATAGTGACCTGTTTTATGAGTGTGTGCCATCACGATATTGTCAAAGAAATAATCATTATCCTTGAAATACCGATATGCCTTTTCTGCCGTTTTCAACATACCGCTAGAGTAAGCAAGTGGATGCACAAAAATTGTTTCACCAACAAAACTAAACCAAGTATCGTTATAGACGATCTCGATACCACTGTCCTTAAAAACATCAATCAAAGGATCGTAATGAACCTTTGTATGAAGCTCCTTGTTGTAATGATTAAAGCCATCAACAAAAATAAGCTCCAAAGATGTCTTTGGCATCAGTTCAAGCAAGTCGGTGTCCAGATTCTTAGCAAGATAATTCTGGAAGCGTAAGTCATGATTACCATAATTGACAACAACTTTCTTAGGCTGAAGCATCTCAATCAGGTCAATCATATACTGACGTGCAATCAGAATTTCCTCCATTGGACTCTTACGATACACTTTATTAAAACGAGAAATGGCCTGCGCATCTACCAGATCTCCGTTTACCTGAAGGATATCAATCTTTCCAGCGTACTCACTAAAAGTCTCAATAGGCTTCTGGAATGGAATATGTAGGTCGGAAATAGACAGAATGCAGGTTCCCACATCTCTATTAGATAAGGACTCCTGATACTGCATACCCGCACGGAATGCCTTAAAACGCTTGCGATATGCGCACTCACCAAAATTCCTACCCAATTCATCATTGAGCACTTTAGATGCGCCATCCCAAGTCAACTCTCTAGCCAGAACAGCATTCCCGATTCTTACAAAGAAGTCATCACTCGTTTCTTCTGGCCGTTTATTATAGCAACCCATTAGCATCAAGCCGGATCGCCCAGCAGCTCATCAGAGGTAGAAATATTGATGGTGACGCCCTCAATACCATCCCACTTTGCCAGAGCTTCCTTCAGATTGAAGACATTCTCGCCGTCCTTGGTGATCTCGGTGATAGTTCCCTCTGCAGTATCAATAATAGCGTTCTTAAAAACAACACTCTTCTTAGCAACCATAATTTTATTCTCCCTTATATTTTATTTCAAAATTGAAGTATTTTAGCATTCAAGAGCATCAGCCCAAGTGCTAATCCAACCACGATGATTTGTATTCAACTCACAAATTGCGGTACGGTCATGCCCCCTGAAATGCTCCATGTACGGAATCAGTGCCGACCGTTCCGGGTGCTTATACAAGTCACATTGACCAGAATGTCCGATTGCAATGAGGAGGCACGAGTCTTTTACTCGCGTAATGACTTTCTTCGCATCGGCTAGAGTGAAATTTTGTATTTCGTCGAGGATAATGACCTTGTTTTCAAAGTTGACACCTCGCATATAAGTATGTGCTGCACACTGGATGTACGCACCATACTTCTGACTTTCAGGATTTTCATCAGCAATTACCGCCGTATTTGGATTAACGCCAATGGTTTCAAGAGCCTCGAAAAGCGGCTCCATGTACGGAGCACTTTTTTGTTCCTGAGTTCCTGGAAGGTAACCCTGTTTCTCTTCCTGGGTAGGAGATACAATATACACAATGCCATTGTAACGACCATACTTAACAAGCAGGTCAGCAACACCAACAGCAATGGTAGTCTTACCGGTTCCGGCACGGGCATTCGCAAAGACGACATCAATATTAGGGTCCCAGATAGCATCCCTAAAAATTTTCTGTTCTGGATCAAGTGTCATACCATAAAAGGTAGAATACTCATCCAGACTCTGAGGGATATCCTTCTTCTTACGCATTTCAGTCTTATCAGAAGCCATATATTACAACTCTCCCTTAATTGAACTCATCCACATCATCGCAAATCTTATCTACGATACCAAAGTTGACCTGTTCATTAGCATCCAGATACCAATCCTTAGCTTTATTCTTGGTCATGGTCTTCTTGTCAATAGTAGGGTGAGCCATAATATACTCACGCATCTTCACAACCTGCTTCTCATAGTAGTCCATAGCCATCTTAGACTGTTCAAAAGTACCCTGCGCACCGCCAGATCCACTGTGAATCAGCGCGGTAGAGTGAGGCAGAGCAAAACGTTTCTGACCGGACAGAAGCATCACAAGAGCAGCACTCATTGCAATACCTGCATTGATAGTCCAAACAGGAGTCTTACTCAGCGCAACAACATCAATAAAGCTGAACATAGCATCCAGCTCGCCACCGTAGCTATAAATAAACAGCTTAATAGGCTTACGCTGCTCAACAGGAGTATCCTTATCAATACGGTTGTACTGCAGAATCTTTCGCTCAATTTCAATCAAAGATTGGTCAATCTCAAAGTCGATAAAGAATATGCGATCCTTCTCATCAACATAGAAGTTCATCATCTCAGGAGAGGGGAGACCGCCACCATTCATCAGGTTGGTGATCTCTTCTGGCAGTTGAATTTCAAAGTCCAATAGTCTATACCTCGTTCTTTCAAAGATTAGTAACGTGCGTTACGCTGCATCTGCTTCAGCATCTCGACAGCGGCAATATTAAAAGGAAGCAACTCAAGATATCGAGCAGACTCTTCCAGATACCGCTTGTGACGGGTCTTTGCAATGCAAGCATGAGGGAAGACCTTTCGTACAGCCTTCGCTTCGGACTTAGTGATTTCAATCATTAGGTAAAACACCCTTTCAAAATAAAATAGGTAGGAAGAAAACAAGCGTCCTCGCTCTCTCCCTACCATGACTTTCCGCACTGTGTTTTACTCTGTATGTGTAAAATTATAACGTATCTACGTTAAAATATCACGCTTTTCCGCATTTCATAAATCAAACATTTTTCTATTTTGTGCGGTTTTCTCAATATTTACGTTTTTGGCGCACTTACGACAGTATTTTTGTCTGCGTCCGGTGCGAGCAACCATCTTTCCGCAACAATCACACCTGATATATTCTTTCCCACAATACTGGCTCCATAAAATACCAGCATTCTCAAAATCGTCCACGAAAATCTCATGAGGAGAGTCAGGCTCTGCAATCAAAACATGGATATTCAAGTTGTCAATCTTTTTCAAGCTAGCAAACCCAATAAAGCCAAGATTATGTAACTCACAGATCATCTCGTTCTGTTTTTTCTCGTTTACAGATACGTTTGCCATCCTGAAAATATCAGCCGTATCTTCCGTGATCCAGTAGTTGCATTTTTCATTAACAGCAATATGGTATTTTGCCAGACACAGCATCGTAAACATCAGGCGTTGCATCTGCTTGCCTTCAAGTGCTTGAATCTTCTCTACCTCAGCCTTCGTAATGCACACACCATCAAGTTCCACCATAGGACGACCCTTTGCAGAAGCAATTGCTTTATCAATCAGCTCTCTATCTAGAACCTTGTTGTACCCTTCAAAATGACGCAGCATATACTCGTTAAGCTTTTCTCTTACGTCATCCTTTGAGTATCCCTTATAGAAATAATACTTCGCTACATAATGCAAAACATGCCCCGCTTTCTTCCAAGGCACATCCTTCTCTAGCCACTCTTCAGCGTAAAGAACTTCATTCAATACAATCATCCGCATCCTCCTTGCTATTCATGTCAACCAACACATCCTTGAAACGCTTGCCGTCATATTCAATATCGCCATTCTCATCCTGCACAAGAGAATGCACCATACCATTATGGCGTTCCAATAAGCGTTTAATCAAAGTATCATGAAACAACTCCCAGACGATTGCAATACTGGATGCATTCTTTTTACAAAGATCAAGCAGAATGTCGCAAAGCACATCGTCATTAGAACACTTGTCATGAAGATTGCGGAACATACTTTCCTGATACAGCGCAATGCGCTCCTTGCGATCTGCGCCGGTTTCTTTATTATTGTTTCCGTTGCCAGAATGGATTGCGTTACCACGAGCAAACCTCAAGTAGTCCTTAAAGATAGAGCGGATGCCATAATACTGAGAGTTTGTATACTCAACACCAGACTTGAGCAAGTCGTAATCAAACTTGCGCTTTATCTTGAGTTCTTCTTCAAAATCTTCCAGCTCATCCTCAACAGTCCAGCATAGGCGGTTCATGGTACAAGAGTTGATTCCGACCGGCATCCGATAGAGGTAATACTGGATAACCATTTCATCCACATCGTCCTTGACGGTCTTTTGCATAATCTCATCTAGACCGGCAAATCCATCCCACTTGATACGCTTGCGAGCTGCGGCCACATACTGCTTGTAATCACGCATCTGAGCAGGGTAGATGTAGCTCATAAAGTATGGCTTACGCCATGCGCAAATACTACTCCAGAACTTCTTATCCTCGATAGTATCAGGATTATCATCGTCTTTAACGGCGCAAGCTTTATTGTCATACCAGTATTGCGGCATATCTGTCGTAGCTACGCCTTTTATTTTGTCGATCGCGTTTTGTTGATAAAGCTGTCCGCAGATAATGCGATACGTAAGTTCATCGTACTCTTTACTACCTTGCTCAAATTTACTTCGCACATCAAACATCGTTGTAATTCGGTTTGTTGTACGTCCAATATTATCTCCAAATCCGCTGATATTAGATTCAATAAAATCCTTTTCGGTCGGAACTTTTTTCTCGCATTTGCGCTGGACACAAAGAACGACCGGCTCATTTACCCATTTATCAATGAGAACTCTATTGTCGGTAGAAAATGTAAGGTCGGCATCGAAATCTTCACCGTTAAGTGCTGCACACATATTATCCCACGCATTGGTGATAAACACGGACTTCATATAGCGATACCAGTATTGGCAATCATCAGATACATTCAAATTCATGCACCGAATATTTGCCATCTGACTCATAGGAGCTCTAAAACAAGCAACCCTCTTGACGTCTCTATCATTCCAAAAACGACTGTAAACCTCACCAGCCTTCAATAGTCCGGTTACCTCCATCCGAAACATAGACTGGCAAAGCGCATATGGATCGCCACTCGCAACTTGAAAATTCCCTCGTACCTTTACAACACCCGTTTTTGCCTGAGAGATTCGCTTTTTAATAAAGTATCGAATCCGATTCTGCACATAAGGGTCGTTAATCATTTCTGGCTCAATCATAAGAGCCTTAATATAGTCGTTTTTCAGACTGTTTATGTAATTCGGGTCATCACGCATTCCACTACCACGCAAATACAGCAACGCATCACGCCAATCACCGCCCATGACGCCCTTGATTTCGTCCAAAGTCGGCTTTACAAGCTCACGAATCTCATCATTCGTAAGCTGATAGCTTTGGATAAACTGATAATTCAGATTGCGCTCCTCATCAAGCTCCAACTCACAAGTCTTGGTTACAGAGAAGTGATAGTGGTTCTCTCTACAGTTTTCAAGATAGTCCTCACAACTATGGTAACTATCCCACAGCTTCAACATAGAGGTACTAAGAACTACTTGAATCCTATTTATATCACGATAATCTCCCCATGCGTCTTTTAGCATATTCTGTTTCGCTACCTTTTTAGCGAACTCACGAAAAGGGAAGGGGAATAACATACCTTTGCAGAACGCATTTCGCACACAGAAGCCAGACGCAGTGGATGGAAGTTTCAGATCCTCACTCCACTGTTGTGCAAGGTCGTAGCTAATAAGCCCAAAGCCGTCATTTGCACACAACTCACAATCATGTTCTTTGTCTTCGACTATCGTAGGTTCTCCAGACACTCCATCGTCCAGAACAACAATATGATCTTTAAAGCGCGTGTAGCAATCATCTATAACAAGTACACCATCAGGGTCAGTGACCGGAATAGAAGCAGAGCAAGCAAGGGCTCTATAAGCCTCTAACTTTGCAGGCACAAATTCCATACCCTTGTTACGGCCATTATCGATTCGCTTGCGGATCTCGTCAACAAGACGGTCACTCACAAACACAATCGTACTATTCTTAACGCCACCGGTGGTTCCAACCAGACGACGATACGTGATTCCATTGATTTTAAACCCCTTTGGAGAACACGCCCGGCGGTAATCATTCTTCTTATCAACCACCAGACACATATAATCCGGCTTAAACTGAACTGCGTCCAGCTCAGTGTACAATCTCCGAATCTCCCGACGGTTCTCTAAGCAAGACGGCTCATTCCGCAGCATCTTGATTCTACGCTTAATGCTCCGTGCTTTAGCCTCTGCGTCTGTAACACCGTTCAACTCATCAATCCATCGTAGAACAGTGCTATCAGCCAGTGAGATAATCTCGTGGTTTCGTCTGGCTTCGTCTAATGGTAGGGTTAAATCCCATTTTGCTTCAACCAGACGCTTCGTATGGATCTTAAAAACAAACTTCTGGCAAGTTTGCTGCTTTGCCATTCGGCAGTCACCTCCGTATTCTTCTAAAACGTATCCTGTATTATATAACTATAAAGAAAAATATAGAATTAGGCTTTTACAGATAGCAGCTCTCGCCATCTTCCATAGCCTTGAGCCAAAGTCGTTCACGCTCCTGATAGAGCTCATCCAGCATATCGTCAGCAGTTTCGTACTCGCTGCGAGTCAGGCTGTTACTGTTCATATCACGCACAAGCTGCTTGATATCTACATCAACATCCTCATAAGTACGCATCATTCATCAACCTCAATAGTCTTTAACCTTAATCGTCTGCTCGTCCATAATAGCACCACAGGCACCGCAGAACAGTGTACAGTCAATTCCAGTAGAGTTATGACAACTTGAACACTCACAATACAGTGATTCTCCAAAATCCGCCTCATGTTCAATCCAATGAGCATGAACCACTCGACGGAACTCACCGCCAGCAGACATTTCTTTTTCAAGAATGCTCTTTGTGTATTGCATTGCCATATCGCACCACATACCACCAATAGACTTTGCATTACCTCTGACCCTAGGACGAGCGAGGGCACTATCGAGGACGCCAATCAATCGTGTTGCATTTACAAACTTATCCATCACTTGACCTCCTCAGCCACCCGGCGGATCGTCTCATCAATCTGTTCAAGCTCTGCCAGCAAAACATCCACGGTGTCAGCATCACTCTCGGAAATATTCAAATCTTTAATCTTATGTAAAGCCCATTCAAGGTTCGGGTAATAGCCGACCGTAACCTCTTTTACTCCGGTGCCCATCTCACCAGTCTTTGGATTCTTTCCAGCTGGGCGCTGCTCAATAATAACAAGATTCCTCTCGTCACAGTTCTTTATAATGTACTTGCCAATATGAATATGCATCTCTTAGCCCTCCATAACCTTACGGCTTGCTTCAGAACGTGGAGTAAAACCAATCTTTTTCAAACGGTCGTAAATATACGCCTTACCAAATTCCGTCCAATATAAATAAGAAGACCTCTCTGTTTTCCAGTAAAGCGGTCATAATATTCAGTTTCCTTGTATTCCACATATCCTTTACCATCTTCCACGGAATATAAGTGCCAATTCTTTCCAACCTTCATGATAACGTGAAGTTCATGAAGAATTTTATTAAGTTTTGCCGCACTCCAACCATATTCTTTTGCAATATCAGTAGATGTATAAAGAACACTGGTCGATTGAAGAACATTGTCACAATAATCAGCACGAGGAGCCATGTATTCATTTTTCTTTTCAAGTTCTTTGTTCTGCGCGGTTAATTCAGCGTTCTTTTTCTGCTCTTCGGAATACTTCATAAGCATTTTCGCAACTGCCTCTGGGTTGCAAAGAGCCTCTACGACAACATCACCTTCAGAAACTTTCTTCTCAAGATCAATAAGCTTCTGCCGGATAGCCATACCCTGTGGCGTGCGCTGAATCATGGCGATGTGTTTTGCCATATCTAGCGATAACACATGGTCAACCTTTCTTCCACCGTTTACTAAATTTTTAGTAATCGACGTATAATCGACATTATTTGCGAAGCCATAAGCGATCATGTTGTTAATCCAATCATTATACCTTGCCTTGAGTCCCAGTTTCTCATGAAGCTCACGTCCAAGCACAACTTTTTCACCAGTGTCCGTTATGTACACGGGAATCACATCGGTGCTAAACACCTGCAGATTTTCATTCGTCATTAAACAATCTCCCTTTTAATATGTATTTATATTTCAAATAAGAGCCACGCAGACTCTTATTTAATTCTCATTCGCACGGCCAGCCTCAAATGCAGCCACATCGTTCATGAAATCATTGATATGTAAATACTTGTCAGCCTTCCGCACAGTCTTAGGCTTAAACTCTTGACATTTGCATCGCACATCATCACAAGTAGTGAAGCACGGAATCTCATACTGGCATTTTGTACAGACATGCTTCTTATAAAACTCCGGCAAGCGTCCAGCAGCTTGGTAATACTCATACGTTACCTTTAAATCAATCCAATAGGTGTTATCAAAATTCATTATCATCAACCTTCTTCCTTACCTTTTATAAGAACCATACCATTTAAATCCAGCACGAGGAATTCCAGAATTCGCAGGAACACGAATCATTCCATCTATAAAGAGCTGAAGAACCTCATCACTTAACTGTCTATGCACAAAGCGAAACGGTGGTTGAGAAGCATCATTATAATATTCTGGATTTTCTTCCAACACCGCTCTACCTCTTCTGACGGAAGAAAGCGTTGGAATATTCTCACACATAGCATCATTCATCTCGTGAAAACTCTGCTGTTGTAATTTATATTCCGTCCGTGCAGTAGATCTCTTCAACGAGTTCGGCTCAATCGTAATATGGTACATTGGTCGTGCTAGGTCATATGTAAAAATTTCCTTGAATCTATTATCTAATTCTTCATAAAACTCATGAAGTCGTCCGGTCAAAAATATGTCTTGCTCACTCTGACACACTCGCCCAGATGACGTGTAAAATTCATGAAGCACATTCGTATACATCTTCATATAAATTGCCTTTTGGTCTTCAGAAGGAATGTGGTACTCTTCTGGGTCATGGTTTATAAACACAGCAGGGCAGTCCTCAAAAAATATTTCCTTATTTTTTGCCATAGATTTAAGCGCAGACTCAATGTACCCAACCATTGTAGATTTAGTACATTGTTGAAACGTCTCAGCATCCGCTGCTAAATTCTCTCTGAACTCATCCATTTGCTCACGAGCAACACTTTCTAATGGTGTACCAACTATCTCAGCCCAGAAGGTATCCTCGCCATGTAAATCCTCTGAATATTGATAAAAATTTTTGTTAGTCATTCCACATGCTCGTAGTATTGCAGTTGGCGTCCAAAAGAACTCCATCCAACTACTGCCGTCACATTCTTTAAGTAAGTGGTAAGCAATCTGGTTCTGCAGACGCAATGAGAACTTTCCTTTATTTCTTGTCGGTAGAGGAGGAAGTACCTCATTGTCTGGACGAATCTTTACTATGACAAAGCGTTTTCCTTCCTTTTTAAACTCAACAAAACGATTCAACTCTTCAAGGAAGTGTTTTTTACTATTCCCACCCAACGGTTTTCCACTTTTATTAAGGATATTGAGATAAGTAGATAGTTCCAAGAAGTTTGAGAACTTTTGTCCATCACTTAATTTGTTGACCATATTCTGCGTAACATTATAATTATTCTGCTCCATATTGCCTCCAGTTCTAATTTAGTTGTACTGACGAGTCTGTATTATATATATGTATGAAGATACATAGTCGTCAGTCCAAGTACAACTCTCACAAAATATCTAACAATGGTTTACTCGACTTGAAGCTATGGCGCGCAAGCGGCATAGATTCAATTTGAGTAAACCTACGAGCGTCCTCAGACGCGAGATCCCTCTCCACGCCCTGTCTGGAAGACTGCTATAAATATCCACCACAGTCATTCAATCACTAACTCCTTTACAGTATCCTGTATTGTATAGCTATCTACACTCATTATACCATGAGTTTGCCAAAAATTCAATAGCTATCTAATACAGGATACGAATATTTCTAGCTTCTATTATAATAAGGTATAGTTCTGGAAGGTATTGTTCTCTATGAAGGACATCCAGATGCTCTATATGTTCTATGTAAGCTGCCAGAGGCTACAATCATGCTCCTTGTAGGTCTTAGAGTCTATGAAAGTGCTGCTCAGATACCAGATCAGTCCATTTATAGCGATAGGGAAGTACAGATTGGTATAAATAGGTATTTTATGCTCCGAAGAATGGTCATTTTCGGTACATTTCGGGTACACATCGGAAAAAACCGCATGAATCCTAGGTTTTTCAGACTTTATTGGGCCAAAAAGGAACAAAATAAGTGGTAAAAAGGTACAAATAAAAAGAAAAACTAGCCAAAATATAACGCAAATACGTTAAATTCTAGCTAGTTACCGAATGAGCTACCGATTGAAAAATAGCGATTTTAAGCCATTTTTAGGTATTTTAAAGGGGAAAGTGAATGATTTATGGGTGTATGTAGGAGAGGGTATAGGAGTGTATTTTTGGATATTTTTGTCAGGGGAAAGTATACCCCGGGGCAAGAGTAGAGCTGGAATTGTGATTTGGATGGAATGGATAGGAGATTAGGAAGGTTTGAGGATAGGAGAGATTGGGAAAAGAGATTGTATTTTTGCGAGAATTATTGTGCAAAATGTATATGAATATATGGCATAACAAATTGATAATTGGCGATTATGAATAATAAAGATGTACTGGTGGCTCGGCTTGCTGCCGGGGACGTCCAAAAAATGAAAAGTGCACCCCCATCCCATCCAGTGCCGGAAATGCTCATTTTCCGACACTCAACAGGGCGGGAACGGCGGGAAGTTTTGGCGTATCTGGTATCTGATACCATGCCAAAATAAAAGTTAAAAAGTTTTAACTATTTCAGCCGGAAATTGAATTTGCAAATTAGTTGCGTTTTTGTTGTGTTCGATATCAAAATGATATCAAATGTTGCACAGGCAACATAAAGTAAAGTAAAAATACTTTACATCTACTCTATTCCGCCTATATTGTAATAATATTATTATTCCATATCGCGCACGCGCACGCACTCATCCGGGACTCTAATAGGTACACAAAAATCCATTTGTTGCACACGCAACATTTACGGTTTAACCGCTTGACTTTTCCGGTTTAACCGGCTATAATAGTGCCATGCTCAAGGGCAACACCGGAAAGCGGAAAACATGATGGTTCTGGAAAACCGGAAAATTCCAGTTTCCACTTTTTGACGTTTTACCGTTTGAGCGGTTCAAAAAATAGGGCTTGACAAAACGGTTAAACCGTGATACAATACAGTCAAGCTCAAGGGCGAAAGCCCAAAAGCAAAACCCAAAACCCAATAGCACATTGACAAGTCAAGACTTCTGATTTTAGCCTGTTTGGTTTAACTCTTGTTTAATTACAAGAAAAATCATGCAACAAAAGTCAAGATTAGAAGTTTACCGTATCGGCAAACATTTACTTGTTTTGTCGGTTTGGTGCGACAAGTCACAAAAAATCGTACCTTGAATTTTGATAACACTATCTTTGCAGTAGGGGCGGAAACGCATAACCAAAAGCAAGAAAAGCGCATATTGGCAAACAAGATGTTTTAGACGCAAGTCTTTCACTGGTCCCTAGGTAGACTATACCTAAGAGGATCAGCAAGGATGGTCAACAGTATGCACCTTGTATCAAAAGCGTACTGTACCAGAACATAAACAGAAAAGAGGTGTATTCAAGTGTTCAAAGAAAAGCTCAAAGCCGTTCTTTTTGTAGCTCTTTTTACTATCGGTTTCATCCTTATTACCGCTGGTATGCTGGTTAGCTTTTGCGGATTAGCATACATGGGATATGCGGTTGTTTTAACCGTCTACGGCGGTTGTTCACTTCTTGCAACAGCTCTTGTTGAGGACATTCTCAAGTAAGTCTATCCGGCAAAAGCCGTCATGTCAATACACAATAAGTATAGCACAACAAAGGAGATAATACTATGTCTAACCTGTCTAACGTCTGTCTGTCCATCCGTAGCTCTAACAACAAGACTTCTACCGCAAGGGGCTATGCAAGCAACGGCAAAGCTCTTGTTAGCTTTACCAACAAGGGCGGTGTTAATACGCTCAAGGCATACCCTAAAGCCGATAAAGTGCCGTCTTATCTGCTGATGGACGAAAAAGAGTATACGGCATACGGCAACGCAATCAAGTACGTTTACAATTCCGCTTGCCACGTTAACGCAAGCACTACCAACAAAGAGGATGAAAGCATTATCAAAGTTTACACTACCGACTTCCATTCTTGCCTGTCTGATCTTGCAAACATCGTTTTTGGTGAAACTTTCTCTATGCAAGAGTATCCCTCTTTTGGCACAGAAGTCCTTGCAATGGCAAAGACTTACCTTACCACCACTATGGATGGTGACGTTTCCCCGGCAAACCTTCCGATCAATCGTTTCGTCAAGGCTCTTGAACCTATGCTTTTGAGCGTAGCAGCACACAGCGTTTTTCTGAAAGACTATGAACGAGACTATAACCTTGCTTGCAAGCGTTGCAACTCACGTATCAACAAGGCAACGACACAGCTTGACAAGGCACAGGCAGAGTATGATAAGGCACTGTCTGAACTTGACAAGGCAAAAGAGCAGATTGTCAAGGACAAGAGCGATAACACCATCAAAGCGTCTACTAAGAAAACCCATGAAAACAATCTTGACAAGGCACAGAAAGAATTTGACGCAAAAAAGAGCGTCCTTGACACCATCAAGAACACTATCAACACCTGGACTATCAAGTTGGCCGATGCTCAGAAAACCTTTGAGCAGGCAAAAGCAGAGGATGAAAAGAACTCTTAAAGTCAAACCCAAAAAGTTAGCCTAAACATACCAGAATGCAATACATAACACGCCTGACGACTAGAGGTACAGGGGAAGAAGTAACCTCTACCAACGGCAAAACGCCGTCATAAGATACCATGAAAGAGGTGAAATATCTTGAAATCCTATCAGAATACGATGGGAGAAGTGCGTCAGAACACTTCTGGACACTCTATCATCTACAACGGCACAGAAGTCAAAGAACTTGATCTTTACGGCACATTTGACGGCGTTGTGTTCGTCAGTCATCCGTTTATTGCAATGAAAACAGGCTTTATGCCTATGTACGTTAAAACGTCCATGGGATGGACTTCTATCCATCCTTGCAAGATTGTTGACTTCCTCAAAGAAGCATACAAGGCAAGAAGTGTTTCCCTTTATGACTGGAATGCCTATCAGCAGAGCAAGAAAGAAAAGCGTCTTGCAATGGAAAAGGTCAAACAGCAGCAGAGTGAAACGGCTTTTTTCAGAGCATCACAAGCTAATGCAGAGGGCTCTTTGCGCTATCATAAGAGCAAAAAACGTCTTGACGATCGCTACAATGAAGTAGGTAAAACAATTCAGAAAAAGCGTTCTCAGCGTGTCGTGTTTGGCTCTAGTGAATACGTTACAGTTTCCGGTTGGATCTACGGCAGAGAAGTCTTGATGAATAATCATAGCTTCCGCATGGATGAAAGAATGTCATACTATATGGACGGCACTGGATGCTGTGCCCATGATTTCGATAACAGAGATATGCGCCTTTTGAATGACGTATTCCCTGTGAAATCTGGCAAGAAAGCAAGGTGACAACTTTGAATTTGACAGCCAATCGTCAGAATGATATAATTGTACCATCAAGAAAAGGCGGTGCAATTATGGCAAATCGTGATTATAAAAAAGAGTATCAGCAGAGCAAAGATAAGGCAAAACTGATTGGCCTGAAAGTTGATGCTGATTTCTTTGATGCTTTTACCGCTAAGGCAGAGCTGAACGGAACAAACAAAAATGCGATTCTGAAAGCCTGTGCGGAAGCGTACACTTATGGAAATCTCATCATTGATGAGAATGGAAAACCTCAGATTGTTGGCTAACCACAATAACCCCAACAACAAACGTCTTGTGAATTTATCGCAAGGCGTTTTCTTTATGCTCAAAATTGTATAATTATGCAAATATTATACAGAATATACAAAATGAAAACACGTCAGAAAATCACATAAAAGAGGAGATTTATTATGGCAATTTTGGCTATTGAGTCGGCTCTTGATGTTGCCATAATGTTTGGCGACAAAGAGTTGGCAGAAATTTACGCCAAAGCTCTTGAAGAGGCTGGCGTCCACTATGAAAGCCATGCTAAGTGCTGGGCATGACGAAAGAAGCGCAAACAGTATGAAAATATTATTATAGCCTTAACTATGATTGTAGTGTGGGCTGTGGTATAATAAGGGAAGAAAACCCTTAAAGAAAGGAGAAGAATCATCATGGATGCAAGAATGATTAGTTTTTGGGGTTACGAAACTAACCCATGCGCAAACCCCGATACGGCAAACAACGGAGGTGGATACTCTCAGCCGTCCGGTGGCATCCTTGTTGCTCTCGAAAACGGTGAGTATCTTACCGTCACAGTGGATGATATGTCTTGCGGCGATTTTGGCAGCAGAATCGGTTGGACTATTGACAGTTCAGATGGCCGCAGGTGGGGCGGCTGTTACGGCACCATGGACGATGCTATGGTGGATAACGAATGGACGGAGGAATCTCTGGATTCCGTGTCTGGTGTGTACGGGATTGATGCCCGTGCAATGTTGTCGGATGCGATTTTGGCTGTACATATTGCCGCATAACGATAAGGGTGTTTCCGTCAAGAAGAGTCTTGTAAGTTAATTCTTACAAGGCTCTTTTTATATGCAAAAGAAAGGATGATCTATCATGAAAAGTCTCTTGATGTTTTTCGGTTACACCGCATATCAGGCAGGTTGCATTGAACCTATGATATGGTTTTTCGTTCTGGGTGCAATCGCTATGGGCGTGGCAGAATGGAAAGGGTGGTTGAACTAATGAACAGAGAAGATATTGATATTCTCGAAGTAGGCAATGCTTACACGGCGTTGTTTTACAAGAAGAATCACTATCAGCCCTACATTGTGGCGTGGCATTTTGACCCGGATTCCTACACATGGGATCAGGGTCATTATTTTTGTGACCTGAAGTCCGCAAAGAAATTCTTTGCAGAGCAAGAGCGCAATAATGCAAATTGCAAGTATTGCGAAAAACTGGACTGTCCTCATAGGGATGCACTCAGACGCTTGCCCTATGAAAAGGGTGGGATCCTTGCTTGTGAAAACCTTTGGTAAAGGAGAATGAGTATGGCAAAAATGAAACTCGATCCTATTTATCCTGATATCGTTAATCGCTTTCAGTATGTGAAAACGACTAACGCAGACGCTTGGCAGAAACATGTTAAGAATGTCATTGCAGAGAATGAGTACAATGACCTGTTGACCCGGATTGCGTGGGATTTACTCATGTATGTGTATACTTCTGATACGATTTCTGGGTGGTACGATAAGTATAATGTACATGATTCGCATATCACAACGGCAGTCAAAAAGGCTTATATTGAAGTCTTTGGAATGCCGTCAGAATAAAAGATATGTTTTAAGGAGAGTTTGATATGACCGCAAGAGAATATTGCAAGAGCCATCCTGTAACCGCTTATGATAGCAGCTACGGCAGATGTGGCGGTTTCCAGATCCATGGTGACATTCAGTATGGCATTGATGATTACCTTTATGGTATGTCTGGTGCGCTGTGTGAAGATGAGAAATATCATAGTTATCATCATCTGAAAATCATCTATGCACCGTCTGGCAGAGCATACGTTAAGTGTTTCGGTAAACGAATCTATCTTGATGAGTGCATGAGAGTGTAAAGGAGAATGCAAAATGAAAAGAGGTCAGTGGTTTATGAACGATGAGACCGGTGTTATCACCAACATTCACCGGGAAGCTGTCGAGTGGTATCGGCAGGGTGCAAACATTTCCATCTGGATCAACGGCGTGGTTGTGTGCCGTTGGGGTCATTGATAAGAAAGGAGAATGCAAGAATGCGTGCTACTGTTGAGGTTTACGAGAATAATGCAGGCGGTATCTTTGTTGCCGTCTTTGGTCAGAATGGCTTGAAAAAGCTGTTTGCTGTTAGAATCCCCTATAATGGCAATGATAGGGTGGAATTTACCAAAACATTCTACCAAGAGGCACAGTATGGGTGTCCTAGTATGGATGAGGATGACTACAACGCAGCAGATTTCTCTGGGCTATCCATGGACGATGCTTATGATGATATCTGCGGTGGCAGCAACCTAATCGCAGAGTTTTATGACAATCAGGTTGTAAACCTGTATCCGGCAGACATGGACATTGCTGGAATGAAGTTGTTTGGTATGGCTTGACCATACATTCACAAAATGCTTACAAATAAACAACGTATCAACGTACTAAAATGTGACGTTAATAAAATCTACATTTTAGTGCTTGACAAAATCAGCAGTATCCTGTATTATGTAGCTAGAAAAACAGTCCGTCAGAGGGCTTTTATTTTTACGGTATAGCTATATAATACAGGATACGAGAGGAGGGCTATAAAATGGATCAGAACTGGAAGCTTGGTGACGATATGGTTGTAAGTGACAATCTTCTGGATGGTATTACGTTTGAAGATCTGATTCTGACAGTGCATTGCAACTGTCCCAAAATTACAGAACAGGCTGTAAAGAAAGAACTGAAAGAAATTCTTGCGATTCATATGCAAGATATGGAATTTTTACTCGAAAACAATATCAACAAGATAATTGAGTTAGCAAGTAAAAACAGAGAATAAGGAGATGTGAGTATGAAACGCAATAACTATAATTATGAGAGCTTTCACTACACAAGCGATAGTTGTCTGATTCTTATGAGTGAGGTTCGTTATAAGAAAAATGATTTTGGGAAGATGGTTCTTGTACCGGAAGAAACAAAGGAAGAAGTGATTTCACCTACGTTCTATACCAATTACATTACGGCAATTCCATTCTTTGATAATGATTTCTTTGGGCTTCATGCTTCTTGTGAAGCTGAATGGAATAGAACACCGGCAGGAGCTGTGCCTACTGTAGTAACGACAATCAATGGCGCAGGTGATGAAAAGATTGTCGCAACATTTACATTCCTTAGCAAAAGTAATCTTTTGAATACAGCTGGTTGGCGTGAAAAGGAAATTGTCAAGAATGCAAAGTATTTCCATATTGAAAGACTTGACGGTGCAGATATGATTCACCTCTATACCGAAAGTAATGATGGTACGTCAGAGGGCATTTTTGACACTAAGAGATCTATTTGGAGGGGTTAAACGATGACTGATGTTCAGAAAAAGATGTGGGATGCACTGGTTAAAATGTCTGGTGAGGACGTTGCAAGATTATTTGTAAATTGGTGTGGAGAACAAATTCTGGATGATGATTTCTATAAAAATATGATTGATGAGGGAGCGATTGAAAATGAAGAATGATTTTTACTGGAACAGGAACTATATGACTATTGCAAAAAGTATTAACGAAAGGCACCGTACAAAAATTATAATACATAAAAATTGGCAGTGGTATTTAGCTGAATTTGATTCATTGGAACAACTGCATTTCTTTGAAAACGTAGTTGGATTCAGAACTTGCTATCTTGGAATGGAAAATGGAATCGCAAGATTTTCTTTGAGTCATGAGTTTGAAGAAGAAAAATATTTCTGGAAATTGTCTGAACTTCCGGCTGGTGTAAAACCTATAAAGGCATTGTGTAATGGTAGTATCGTTACTTGCTATTTTTTGAATGATGGGAAAATTATTCATTGGTATCGTCCGAATCCTAATGCAAGGAATGTTTATAAGCCAATGACGCTACAACAACATATTAAATACCATGAAGTGTTTGGTTCGTATTGAAGAGCAGGAGGACGAAGAATGATTATTGACAGCATTCTTGACCGCAGAGACGGCAGACACTACAGCGCACATGATTTCTATATTGAAGTCAGAAAGTATGAGTGTCTTGGCGTAGGCACTCACGGTGAGGATATCTCTATCGCCATGGATTATGGTGATAACAGAGATGTGCAGCGTGTTCTGTGTCAGTACATCCAGCGCAATGGATACCCGGCAGATATTGAGGACTACATAAGAAGTCAGATCTGGGTAGTGTGAGCAGCAGATGCTAGGCGATTAGCGGTACTAGGGCAGACATAACCGCTACCAATGCGAAGCATGAAAATATTAAAAGGAGTGATTGATATGGAAACAATGTACGATCGTATTAAGCGGATGGATAAGCATGAGCTTGCTGAGTTTATCTATGTTATTTATCAAGCTGGTGTTAAAGATGGTGAACAGAATCTTTGTGATTCTCCTGCTGGATTTTTTGGTTGCGGTTACTTCCTTAATGATAATGCAAAAGTATGGATGCCGAATGATAAGCCAGAAGATCTTTATGATGCTTTTGATATCTAAACATTAAAAGGAGTGTTCTGTATGAAGCGTTTCACCTTGTATGACATTCGCACTGTTGATGATGGTTGTGGTGTACAGGTTTGTAGGTCAGAGCGATATGATTCTATTGTTTTGCTTGATCCTGATGATTCCAAGAAGAAACTGGGTGAGTTTGATACGATTGGAGAGTTGAAGGAACTCCTTTGTGAGTTTGGTTTACAGTCTTCTTTAGAGAATATCTTAGATGATATCGAAACGGAAGAAGATTATTATGCGGATTAAAATCATGCTTTTATAGGAGATGAAAATATGAAAACTGTATATGTTATTGCCGTAAAGCATTTATTCGACTACGAAGGAAACACTCTTAATCGTTGGGAGTATGTTCAATTTGGTGAGTGTGGGTACACATTTTTTACTGAATCCGTTGATGGTGCGCAGCACTTTTATTCTATTGATAAGGCTCAAAAATGGTTTGATAAAATCGGTCATGGACTTATCTTTTACGGAAATTGTAAAGGTCAGTATGATTTGGAGTCGCTTTGTATTAAGAGCGTTGTTTTCCGAGACCCTATTGTGAATTTTGTAAGAGCTTTGGATTTCAAAAACTGCTAAAACAGATATTTTACAATGATTGAGGTGATAAATATGACTGAAAAAGATAAGCGTGTTTTGAAGTATGCGATTGATAATTTGATTGCAAGAGAAAATAACTTGTGCGAAGGATCTTGTAAAAACAATCCAGTACATAGAGCAGAACGTGAACGAGATCGTGATTTGATTATCTTTGGCATTCGTGATGTTTTGTGCGAGGTTGAGCGTCTTGAAGAACAAGAGAAAGAGATGCTGGAAAAGGCAAAACATGAAGTGGTTCAGTTTTGATTGAGGTAATAGAAAATGTATACTAGCGAAACTGTAAAACAAGTTACCGATTGGATGATTAACAGTATTTCTGACTGGATGGTCGAAAGTGGAACAAGAAGCACCACAGAAGGTAATTGGATCATCTATATTTACGAGATCACCAGAAAATTCAATGTAACAAAAAACTGGGTTACGGCATTCCGTGACGAGATTGTAGATGCTCTTTATAAACACGAAGCGGTTGCAGATGTGCTCTATGATTTTTCTCCTGATGGCACTGTGGAGGATTTCGACATTGATTTTTATTTAAGTTTTTGTCAGAACCTGAGCGATGAAAATTGAGGTGATAGAAATGGATACTAACATAAACCATCTTAACAGTAGAAAAGAATACATGGAGCTTGTTTATCACAATTCTAGTCCGTTTGATTTTTGGGAAGAAGTGCGAAAATTTCACAAGGAACGTGAGCAGGAGGAAAAAGAACATGACCAACACTGAAAAGAATATCGTTCTCGCAGCTCTTTCTTCTTATCGGCGCAAGCTGATGGATCAGAGCATTTCGTTCCTTAGAGCAGGGAATCATGAGGATGCAAAACAATCAACGATGGAAGCAGCCAACGTGAATGCGCTGGTGATTAAGTTCACAAGAGAAAAGGAGCTTGCAATATGAGAAACCTGTCTAAGCAGAACCGTAAGAAAATTTTTGATTTGATTCGTCGGGATTGTGATTTCGTTGGTTCTTACGATCTTGAACATTCTGAAGAAAGTGTTTTGACTTATCTCCCGAAGCCAGGCACACAGATTCACAAAGATGTTGAAGAGGTTCGTGTCATAAAGAACCGCAAGACTGGAAACTGGGTTGAATCCGTTGTTGATGTGCGTTGGTATTACGGTATGACTTGCGCTGATGCAGAGATGATTGAACGCAAATATCAGTGCAAATCTAACAAGTGAGGGTGTGGAATATGAATAGCGAAAATAAGATTGTTGTTACTAGCTGGAATGGTAAGTCTTGGGAAATGACACCTGAACAGATTGAAGCAGCGTACCGTTACAAAGAGCATCAGTATCGTATTGAAGATGCAGAGAATCAGCTTGATGGCAATGCTGATTGGATTGAGGAAGAATACGGTTATTCTCACGATGAGATTATGGATTTTGCTGACGAATTAGCAGAACGATTCGAGGATAAATTTGATTGCAATGTATCAGAAAATGATGATTGGGTAGCACGTATCATAGAGATGTTTGACGCCGCAGGTAGAAAGGAGAGCAACGATGACTGATCCTTGCCGTTATTGTGTAGCACCGGAGCGTTATCCTGGTTGCCACGACCATTGCGAAAAGTTAAAAGCCCATCGTGAAAGTGATGAGTATAAAAAGCTGTGCGAATATAAGAATACATACCTGAAAAGTCATTCGACAGCAAGCTCTACTCAGATCAACAAAGCGATGCGGTATTTCAAATATAAAGGTTATAGCCTTTATGGATTCAAGAATGTAGGGAGTGTTTGATATGAGAGAAAGATACGATGAAGTATTAGAGGGCTATACCATACTTGAAGATGAATTAAAAGAAGAATCGGAATTTAATCGGTTGATGGAGAGTTCGTATCAAAAGTGGCTTGATACACTTGATGAAAGAGTAAGCGATTCATTAAGAATAATGGATATGGAGGTTTAATAAAAATGAAAGAATTTGAAGGTTTTATTTTTCCTAACGGAAGAATTATAGCGATTCCTGAAGAGGAATATATGACAGCTATCGAAGCGGGAAAAGAAATTCTTGTGTTTTGTGGTGGATGGGCTGGTGGATACGCTAGAGCGTTTGGTGCAGATAAGGAACAGGATATTTATGAGCCTGATAAAACTTGTTACATGGTCTATTCGTATGATGTTATGGATAAGACCTTTACGCCAGAAGATATGAAGCGGTTCGCTAAAGTGATTGTCACAGATGGTATCCGTGTGTACATGAAAACAGGTGAGTCGGCCAGTGATTATTGTTCTGGAACCTTCTGTGACTGTGATACGAAAGACAGGCTCGAAGAACATTACCCTGACACTTGTAGCAACGATATTGAACAATACGATTTCAGTGATTGTCGGACAGTTGATTTTGATATGACGGTTCGTATGCTAGGCGCAGATGATAAAGATTATGAAGGTATGGTAAAGATGCTCAAGGAGATTTTGAGGTGATAAAATGTGGGATTTAGTTGAAAATGAATATTCTAAAAAATATGGAATTGGGTGCGCAACCTTTTTTCGTGACAAACAATTAAAAACAGCAATGGTTATGTATAAATATAATGGCCGTAGCGTTATGTTTTGCTATTCCGAGTACGATAATAAGATTCTATCTGACGGTGATAAAGACGAAATTGAGATGACAATCAAAAAGAAACTTAACTTTTGGAAGGATTAACTATGTGGGATTTAATGGGTAACAATTATTCAGAAGTATATGGTATTGGATATGCTTTACTGAATGGAATTTCAGCTGGATTTTATGTGAGTGTCATGTACAAGAATCTTGGAAATGAAATTTACTTCTATTATCTTGATGATGCTCCTTACGGAGAACTCGATGATAATACCAAAAATAAAATTGAGGATATTATCTATGACGATCTTAACAAGCGTCATATTTTTGGGGAGGGCTGATTATGTGGGATTTAATAACAAATAATTACCACGAAGAAGATGGAACAGGTTACGCCTTAATGTTTGACACAAGTGATAGATCTTATCTTGATGTTATGTACAGGTGTAGGCCGTTATACAATTCGATTCGTGCTTTTTATTCTCTTAATATTTCGGAGAATGAAAAAAAGAATATTGAAGAAGTACTTGTAGAAGAACTGAGAAACAATGGAATTTTAAGGAGCGATGATTATGTGGGATCTGAGGGAAGTTCACGCTTGTTTTGATGGCGATGGCTGGGTTTGGAATGAATCTTTTCATCACAAGAATGTGTTCGTAGGTGAGAATGAAGATCCGAAAGAAATTTTCTGGCAGGAATGTCAGATGTTCTTTCTTCAGGATTATCTAAGCAAGTGTGAAATCGTGGATGATGGCGATATTCTGGAACTTCAGCTGAAAGATTCCGGTGAGCCTGTTCTTGCTATGATGGTTGCAGAGTAAAGGAGAATAAATTATGACACGTTTTTATTTGAATGCGGGTGCTCTTGACCGTTGGATGCACCAGAATAAAGCACAATACACTGGTGCTTATGTTGAAGGTGTTTTAGTCGATAGCTTTGTTGTTGAAACAAAGCGTGGTGTTGCAGCCATCTACGAACACGCTCTGAATGAGTGGACAAGCAATTATTATGTTGAGTTTACTGATTACAAGAACGGTTTTAAGAATGGCGAAGTCGATAAGATTTGGTCTGATTGGTACGCTTTTGAAGAAAAGGCTAGTGCATAAGGGAGGTGTTGAATATGAATGTAATTGATTGTATCGAGAAAGAGCTTCTTGATAAATACGATGCGATGATGGCGTTATATATATTAAACCCTGATAATCCTATTATGTGTGAACGTCTTGATGCGATGCTTCTTTGTTTATCTTCTGATATAGAAATTGTAAGAAAGTATAAAAATAAAATTTAATAAAAGGGAGATTTTAGATATGAAAAACCTGTGTTGTTACGATAATGAAATCATAAAGTGGACTTACGGCGACAATCTGTACTGCTTACATATTCAGCACGATGACGTTGCAGATAATAATCCTCGTTGGTGGGATGACCATGATTCTGTAATGGCTTGTTTTCATTCTCGTTATCGTCTTGGTGATAAGATTGATGCGAGTACGGCAGAAGAGTTTTGGAACAATCTGGTTTACGAGTATTGCTCTGATGAAGAAATTCTTGATGCACTTTTTAATATGAAGTTGGAAGATACCTGTGTCGTTGTTGATGAAAATTATAGCGACGAAAAACGATATGCCATCTGCGGTATTGGAACTCTTTTTGATAAAAAGGTTTCTGAAAAACCGATGTATGTTGGTTTGAAGTATAACGAAATTGCTACATACGTTGCAGGTGAATTCTCTATTCGTGATTGTCAGATTCTTCTGGACAAGCATATTGCATGGCTTCCTCTTTGGCTGCATGACCATTCTGGCTTGTCTATGGATTGTGATACACGATTCAGAGGTTCGTGGGACGATAGCAATGTTGGTTGGATTGTAACCGCTATTACGGATGGTTCGGATAATACCAAAAATGAAGCAGAACGAATCATGCGTGATGAGGTGAAAACTTATAGCGATTATCTTTCCGGTGAGAACTACGGCTATATGCTTTATCGAGAAGAACACGGAGAATGGAAGGAGATTGATAAAGCATTCGGATTTATCGGTTCCGATGTGTTTGAAAACGGTATTGTATACAGTGTTGGTTGTAGTCTTGAAAAGGCATTAAAGGAAGATCGGTGCCGTATCGGTGATGCAGAGAAGGTTGTGACCGTCACTTATAACTTTGATAAATGTTGAATTTTAGGAGGAAGATATCATGGATGACAATATGATGGAACATCAGATTGCTGATTATATGGTGAAACATGGTACTGAAAATACGAATTATGGCACATGGGTGTTTGAGGTCGATGAACTGGCGAAAAAGTTCAATATTACAGAGAAATGGATTCAGGAACATGAAGACGGTATTATGTCTGAGCTGTATCTCAGAGAAGAAGTAGCTGACGTTGAACGTGAATTAAGCGGCAATGATATGACTATCACACTTTTTGATGTGGATTTCTACACCGACTATTGCCCTAACTACATTGAAGACGAACAGGAAAAAGATGATGGTGTAGATCAATATTGGTTTGCACCAACGTGTTGGTGTACTGATGATGTTATCGACGCAGCAAAACGGAACGGGATTGTGTTGACTCCGCAACAGGCTGAACAGTGGTGGCAGAAGAACGAAAAGTGGTTCAAGGATACTCTTGCTGAATACGGTAATGAGATTCTTTTCAATGCGAATTTTAGTGAGGTGTAAAAGGAGAGTTTTATTATGAAGTATCAGGTAACTGTAGCTCGTACTGGCTATGTTGAAATTGAAGCCGATAATGAGCAAGAAGCGATGGATATTGTTGCAAACGATATGAATTCAAAAGATATTGAATGGACGTGTGATTTTACAGTAACGGATTGTGAAGAAAGTGAGGAATAAATTATGGCTATCGTAAATGGATTTGATACTCAGAAACTGCGGTATATCCTCTTTGGTGATAGAGGCTATGAGATATACAAGGAAAACGATTTTTACTACCTAAGTAATGGATATGTTCTTGTAAAATGCGATTTTGATGTTATCGCTAAAACACTGTCAGATTTGCCAGAGTTGAAGATTCCTAACAATGGATATGGTTACAAGTTTGATGAGAAAGATGGTTGGTCTGATTCTGATATTACAATGCTCCACAAATATTTTGAATACGTAAATCCTAGTCGTTGTTCATATTGGGAAAAATTTCATGATGTAAAAGAGTTTAGACGAATTCAACACAAAGAAATCAGAGGGTGTTGTGAATATAGTTATCCGTGTATCGTTTGCGAGATGGACAATAAAAATAAGGCTTTACTAAATGAGAAGTATACAAATATTCTAGCAAAAGCGAAAAAGTGGGGTTGGTTTGCAGAGTGCAAGGATAGTTTAAGCTGCGTTCACTTTATGAATAAACAAAACACTCTTGAAGCATGGATTTGCCCGATTCGTTACAAAGAAGGTGCTATCTAATGTTCTATCATCTTGAATACTCTGTCAGACACTTTATGTACGGCGATACATATAGAGGGCATGAAATCTACCCCACAAAAGAGCTACGTGATGCAGAGCTTAACTGGATGAAAACGTGTTACAGCAAGCCGACAGAGCTTGTCTATACAACGTATGAAACCGAAACGCTCAGTGAAAATAAGATAACAATATAAAGGAGAATGGATATGACGGCACGAGAGATTGCAAAAGATTTTATTTCTAAGATGAATCCGTCTAGGTGGGCTGGCGTAGGTCAAAAACCTGATAACTTTGACACTAGAATTAAAACATACACCATTGATGGTTTTTATGAATATGAACTTGATATTTCATATGATGAAGATGAGCTTGGTTACGTTGTTATGCTTGAAATAAGATGGGCAGACGATGGAGAGCTAATTTACGTTCTTAATACTCAAAGGGTTAATTCTGAAGATGCAATCGAATACTCAATCGATTCTCTTATTAATAATCTTTAATAGAATAATATAAAGGAGAATGAATATGACAAAATTTGAGAAACAGACGGTTATTAACGCATTGCGTTTTTATAGCGAATATTGTTGCAACCACAGTGAAAAATCTGCGAATATGATAGCACAGAAATGTACGGCTGAAGGATTGCTTTATATGTTTCAATCTATTCTGGATGAAAAGGCAGGAAGTGTAAAAATCTAAATAAAATCGAGGTTTTAAAAATGATTACGGTTGTTTATGATGATACGATGTGTAATGGTCCTTACCGTGTAGAACACAAAACAATGGAAGATACGGTAGAGTCTGTTAATAATGATTTTGAAAGTCTGATGAAAGAACTGCGAGATGAAGGCTATGAACCTGAATGGATTCGTGACGGCCATCATATGCTTGAGGTTTATGTTCCGAATACGTCTATTAACGCATGGTGGGATTTTGAGTAAGGAGAATTAAAAATGGAACTGTGCGATGAGGTTTGGTGCGTTATTGAATGCAGTGTTGACGGAGCAGCATTTGAGCCGGAGTTTTTTAAGAGTGAACAGGCGGCGAAGGATTTCATAAAAAGAGATGCAGAGGAGTGTATGGAAACTTATTCTGATTATCAGGATTTTCAGATCGCATTTGACCCAGAAGGAATGGTTGCGTTGGTCGGTAATAAAGATATGAGTTGGACTTGGCAAGGATTTAAAGTGACTAGCAAGATTGAAAATTTATGTGAGGAATAAATATGAGTATGGATATCAACGAAATCAAAATGTTTGAGCAGAAGATGATTGACAGTGCATTTATTGATGCTGTTGATTATGATCCGAAGGTTGCTGCACGAGCTGTGGGAGCACGTAAGACGAAAATGAAGGGTGTGTGCTCTTTTAATGAATACATTAGTTATTTGCAGACCATTACTGGTAATGCGAAATTGTTCTGGAAGTATCAGTTTTGAGGTGAAAATATGGTTTTAAAACTTGAATTTACAGATGGTCACAAGCCTTGGATATCATTTCCAATGAGCAGGGAAGAGGCTTTGAACCTGTGGAATAGGCTGAGTAAGATGCCAACGGTACGACCGGAGTTCAGGTTTGGCAAATTGAAGTGTCGATGTGATTGTCTTGGTAACTGGTATGTTGCTCAATGGTTTGATGGGATGCACAAGAGTAAGACGTTCAGATACCTTGCTAATGCTTTGAAATACATGGAAAAAGAAACGGCTTGATGAATAGATTGTGAGGGTAAAAATGTTTGTACTTATCAATACTTATATTGCAAAAGGTGAGAATTCATTTCTCCCAGAAGTTGTTTATAAAAAGGGTTTCAATACGATTCTTGAGGCAGAAAATGAAATGAACAAACAAGTGGACGATATTCTTGTAAATCATTATTGTAGATATTATAAAGATGAAAACGGTGAACCGAATTTTAGTGTTTTACGATTAAAAGGTGATATTCGTATTGATGCTGATGATGTATACGATTGGTGGAAAATTGTAGAGATTTGATAAAACAGTTCTTCTAGGGGGGAAGATAAAATGAATGAAAAGCAATTTGCAATTGATACACCTATCGGAAAGATTATCGCAGAAGGCATTACAGAGCCATATCCTGAGATTGTGATTTACCTTAAAAGAAATGATGGCGAAACAATTAACCTGTCTAGTATCAATTACGAAAGTGGTGGTGATATTGAAAATTATCTTTGGATGGATGTGTTCAGTGATGAGTACACGAATCATAAGAGCTGGCCGTTTGAAGATTTGACTGCAGATTTTTCCTAATGAATGAAAAGGAGTAAAACAAAATGGCTACTAATAATCCTATGACCGTAATAACCTCTAAGCACTTTGGTGCACTGAATGTAGATGTGTACCAGAATGACAAGCACCAGTATTACATGACCCGTGAACAGATTGGTGCAGCGCTAGAGTACAATAATCCTAATAAGGCAATTCAAAACATCCATGTTAAGAATACGGATCGTCTTGACCCTCTTTCAACATTCCTCAAACTGAGGAAAGTTGAGGGCGGAATCACGAAGGAACGTGAATATATTGTTTACAGTTTGCGTGGTGTTATGGAAATCTGTCGTCTGTCACGTCAGCCGAAAGCAGATGCGTTCATGGATTTCTGCTGGGACATTATGGAATCTCTGATGCGTGGTGATTCTGTTTTGGCTACTCCTCAAATGGATGCTGCACTGAGTAAGGAATTTATTGATGTAAGACTTCACGCTCTATTTGATAGTATGAAGAATCTTCAGAGTGAACTTAATTCCACTCGCAAAGATCTTAGTGAACAGATTGAGGAAGCTCGCGTTACTAGCAACGAAGCATTGAATGTGATTAGTAGTGTATCTCAGTGTGTCCATCAGATTAAGGACAAGCAGATGGATGATGCAATTCGTTCTACCAGAAACTTTACTCCTCGTAAGGATGTGATGAGCGACTGGCGTAAGAAGATGTATGAACGTATCAATGTGATTGCCGCAATCAATGAAATGAAGGTTCAGGATGTGTTCCGTGATATTTACGAATATATGAATCGTGTCTATACCTTCGTTATTGAGGAAGAGCGCAGAAAGTATTGTGCAAGAACCGGTCGCACTGGTCACATTCCTACGATTGATGTGGTTGAAGCAAGTACGATGTACAAGTCCATCTTTGGTGCCTTGGTTGAAGATTCGTATACTGAAGCAATCAATAAGAAGAAGGAAGAAGCTGTTGAACAGAAGGCTCTGCCTGAAGCCAAAGTTGTTGAAGCAGCTCCTGAAGTGGATGTTTGTGTTGCTCCTGTGATTGATGTAGAAGCCAAGGAAGTTGACCATGAGTCGGTTGTAGAGGAGAAGCCTAAGAAGCAGACTGAGACGGCAAAGGTTCTTTTCCCTATTATGCTTCCTCTGGCAGAAAAGCTTGGTGATAAGCCGCAGTACAAGCACACTTACACTCTGATTTATGAGCGTATTGGCTATAAGAAAATGAGTAATTTGTTTGTGGCTTACGAAAAGGCACACGGTAAGGCACCGCATCCGAAGACTAAGGTGTTCATCGAAAATGAAAAGAATCTCGCGCTGTTTAAGAAGACTGTGAAGCAACTGATGAAAGAACAGGAGAATCAGTAAATGTACGTAATATCGAATGGTCACAACTATATTATGAAACGGAAGGGAGGTCGAATCTGTGCCACCTGTGATATCAATCTGGCATTGCAGTTTGAATCAAAGGGGCTGGCAATCTGTGAAATCAACAAGCTTCCCGCCGGATATAAGAACGGACGCTATGCACCGAAATCTATGGATGAAGCTACAATTGCAGGCAAGAGTCCGAATATAACGGCTTCGGCTGTAAAGCCAAATACATACGCATTTCACATGGAAGATTCTGAATGGCTGGCAGAACTTAAAAAGAATTTGGTTATCACGGATAAAACCATGTGTAATCTGAAAGAGATGTATTCAAAAGTGTACGGTGATTTGACTGCCGCAAGTGATGAGATTGACGACCTTGAGCACGCTATTGAGTTTAAGACCGTGAATGCAGCGCAAGGTTATCAGCTTATGGCAGAACTTAAAAAGGCTCGCCGGAGGCGTAGAGAAGCTAAGGACGCAAAGCTTTTGCTTGAAATCGTTATGAATACAAAAACAAGAGAGTGGGGAGATGGCAAGTTAGAGACTGCCATTGAACAGCTTGGCACTCGACAGTTTACTCCAAAGGTTCGTAATGATCTATTTGAAAAGAATTGAGGTACATAAAATGCCTACTATTAGAGGAAACGGATATTGTAAGGTTTGTGGTGCTCCGGCTGCTGTAAATCACGAATATTGTGATCATTGCCGCAGGATGGTAAGAATCGAAGCGCGACAGGCTTATGAAAGAAAGAGACGAGAACAGGAACGAAGTAGAAAGCCAGTCTTGACATTCAGCAATATTGTTAAACTTGCGGATGCAGAGGGGTTGTCTTACGGAAAATACTGTTTGAAGTATGGGATTTGAGGTGAATGTAATGAGTGCAGCCGTTGAAAGAAAAGAAGAACAGATATCTAAATTGATTTATTTTAATCCGAAGCCTTCTGTTCCGGCTAAAAAACGTGGTGTTACAAAAAGTAAGCAGAAGCGTAAGCGTAATATTTCTCCAATTAGAAGTTTGGATGATGTTCAAATGATTTCGGAATACTTCTGGGATAAAAAGCAATATCGCAATTGGTGTCTATTTAATGTCGGTATTGCAACTGGGTTGCGTGCTAGTGACTTGCTTAAATTGAAAGTTTCTGATATGTCTTACTGTCTTTATAATGGAAAAATTGAGGTGGTTGAGGACGCAGGAACTTGCATCGTCGAAGAAAAGACTTCTAAATATCGTGAAATCATTCTTACTCCAGAAGCGAGAGACATCGTTGAAACGTACATCAGGATTGCGAATCTTGAATATGACGATTGGATGTTTCCGTCTCGGCAGGGGAGTTGGAAAAAGTCGTTGAGGACAAATGGTGGGGATGGGAAAACCGGTATTCCTCATATTGCAGAACCCAAAAAGGCCGGTGATCCTATTGATGTTGATTCTTTTGCTCGTATTCTTCGTAATGCTGGTAAGGATTTAGGTCTTAATTATAAGATTGCATCTCATTCTTGTCGTAAGACATTTGGTTATCGTGAGATGTGTCTTAATAAGGATGATAACCAGGCATTGTCTTGGATTCAGGGTCAGTTGAATCATAGTAGTCAGGATATTACATTACGGTATGTTGGTTTTGATGATGATAAGGCAAAAGAATATTATAAGAAGACTTTTTATGGTGTGAATACACACAGCTTGGAAGACTGAGGCGTATGATGGCTGATACTTATATTAAGATCTGGGATACTTACGAGAGCTACTTTGAACCCCTTAGTGCTGCCGAGGTGGGGCGTCTGGTACTGGCGATGATGAAATATAAATCGTCTGGAACGGAGCCTGAACTCAACGGAAATGAGCGGTATGTGTGGCCTGCTGTGAAGAGAGATTTGGATAAAGATGCCGAATACATCGAAGGTAAGAGAATTTCTGGTAAAGCTGGTGGCTCATCAAGCAAGCGTAAGCAAAACGAAGCAAACGCAAGCAAAACAAAGCTAGAAAAAGAAAAAGAGAAAGAAAAAGATAAGATATCGTCTTCGTCTTGTTGTGAGACGACAACGACGAAACCTATCGAAGATGTTTTCCGAGAGAATATCGGGAAGCTTGGTGCTACTAGTCAAAAGGCTTTAGCAAAATATGTTGATCGCATGGGTGACGAACTTGTGCTTGCTGTGATTGGTAAGTGTTCGGATCTGGGTGGTAGTACATGGGCTTATGTGCGAAAAGCTTTGGATGAAGCAGAATCTCTTGGTTGCAAGACTGCTGATGATTATCGCCGGGCTTGTCCGATAGGGAGTGGTCGTAATCTTAGAGTGAGTAGGGAGATGCCTAGCGGTGGTGATTGGCTGAAGAACGCAACGCATAGACGTCCGCTGATAAAGAAAGACGCTTAAAAGTAATATTTTAGGAGGAGCTTATGGGTAATTGGTACAAAGTATCAGGTCAATACGATGACGGTTGTAAGGTGTATAAGAAAGACTATATCGTCTTTGCAGAGTCTAGCTCTGATGCAGAACAAAAGATTTTTCACTTGAAATTGCCGTATGATTGTTCTTTTTTCCCTTGCACGGTAACTCAGTTGATTAAAAATATTATTTATGAATTTTAATAAAAGAGTGATTTTAGGAGCGTGATTATGTGAATGAAGATATCGCTTTGCGAGGCGATGAAGCAAAGCAGTTTGTGTATAATCTGCATCATCCCAATGTTGCTAAAATAGTGGAAGAGAATAGACGACGGGATAAGGCACTTGATGAAGTGAACTATCAGGAAACAGATGATGGTTTTACGTTTGACATCGATAAAAGTAAATTGGAGACTAACTATTAAAAGTCAAGCCCCAAAATGAAAAAATCCCCTAAAATCCGTCAACCATTCGCTGCCCATGACAAACAGCATTCAAATGCTGGTCTTGGGACAGCGAGGGCGACGGAGAGAATAGCAAAGCAAGCCCAGCTAACCCTCGCAAAAACAGGATAGCATTTGAATGCTTCGGTTTGTCAAGGGTTC